ACCATCGTCGTACCGTACGATTTCAAGGGCATGGTCAACGTTTCGAAGTAATTGCCCGTAAGGGTCAATCCAACCAAAGGAGAGAACATGAAGAAGATTTTCGCTGGTATCATTCTGTCGCTGGCAACCGTCGCAGCTCTGGCAATGCCGCAACCACGTGACATCGAAGACGCTCTGGCAGCTCGTGACTACCAATCGGCAAAGTCGATGACGCAAGAAGTGCTCCGTGAGCGTCCGGACAGTGCGAAAGCACACCTGTTCAACGCCTACGTGCTGCTGAAGGCCGACAACAACCGTGATGGTGCGGCTGCTGAACTGAAGACGGCCCGTATGCTGGACAAGAACCACAAGGTACAAGACTCGGCCCTGTTCGGTCGTACGGTGGCAGAGCTGGAACGTGCACCAAGCCCGGTTCAACGGCTGGCTCCGTCCCAACGGCGATATGAACCCGTTCCGGTGACATACACCGAAGTGAAACCGGCTGGCGGTAGTGGAATCATGGCTGTCCTGAAGTTCCTGTTCTGGGCGACTATCCTCGGTCTGATTATCTACTTCGTCTATAAGTTGTGGCAGAACACTCGCCCGGTAGTGGTTCCGCCTACCATTACGTACACAAACCATGGCCGTACGTATGACGCTCCGCCGCATCCGGTGTACACTTCGGCCCCGATGGAAAGTCGCTACGATGCAAGTCCGCGTCCGGTGGTTGTCCAACCGAGTACGGTAGTGGTGCATAGTGACAACAGCGCAGCAGCACAGATGAACGGTATGGTGAATGGTATGATGCTGAACGAGATGATGCATCATAGCCATCACCACGATTCGTACGGTCGAGACCGGATCATCGAGCGTGATACGTACGTTGAACGTGATGTTGTGCAAGCTGTGCCTGCCCCAGCTTACCAACCGTCGTACCAAAGTGATACGACTGACTACGAGACTAAGCGTTCCTCGTATTCATCGGGTAGTGACAATAGCTGGTTTGATTCGCCATCCAGCTCTTCCGGAAGTGACTGGGGATCGTCGTCTTCGTCAGACAGTGGTGGCGGTTCGTGGGACTGAGAAAGAAGAAGGCGTCGTCCAAGGACTACCAAGCTCTTGTGACGGCAGCTAGTGAGGTAGTGATGCGTACGAGGGTCGGTACACTGGCTCATCAAAGCAAATCTGGTGAACCTGAATTCGTTATGGTAGAATTCCCTAGCGATGCAGTGTTCAGCAGAGGATTCCCGAAAGGGTACGTAGTGGAACGTACGCTCACTACCAACGTACGGAAAATAAATGCTGTGCGACTACTTGACTGGCTCTACGAGAACGGTTATAGTACCTACACTGCTAAACAGCTAGTACAACAAACCAAGAACTACGAGCGACTGGAAGCCTCCATAACTCGTATGTTCGACCCAACCAACTGAAAAGGAGAAACAACATGACTCGTCAATTCATCGTAGGCCAACTGGCAGCAACCCGATTCGCTGAATATGCCGCACGCATCCAAGCAGGCGAAGAACTTAGCGAGGATGATATCGTCAGCCAGATCGGCCGCATCACTGCCATCGACGGTGATTCCGTCACCCTGAAGAGCGCAAATGGTGACGTAGGCACCCACGACGCTTCGACTCTGGTGGATGTCGTTCACTTCGATGTCACCAAGCCGATGAGTGGTAGCGTGGGTGTGAGTGGTTCGGTGTTCGCAATTGACCATCCGTTGCTTCCGCCGAACGAGTTCGTGACGACCTCGGAAATCAAGTACATACTTGATGATGGTAAGTTCGAAACCCGTAACACACTGTACATGCCGAACTTTCTCGACCTGTTCGGCCTTGGTTGCCGGGAACTTATGGTAGAGTCGCCGTACCTGACCGGCGAAGCGTAACTCTTGACAAGTAACACTACGTAGTGTAAGATAGCGTTTCTGGGTCGTTAGCTCAGACGGATTAGAGCACGGAGCTTCTACCTCCGATGTCGTAGGTTCAAGTCCTACACGACCTACCAACCAAACTGAAAAGGAGAGATACAAATGGATCGTAAGAATTTCATGACCGCCGCTCAGACCCGTGCCATCGGCAACGCCCCACGTACGCACGAGAACTGCATCCGCCTGCTGAAAGCTGCTGGCCTGCATCCGGTGGCTCGTCCGGGCAAGACGGCGAAAGACGCGGCTCGTAAGGCCCGCTAAAGTTTCGAGAGACGAAATGCCGTCAGTGTCTATAAACAAAACGGCGATTGCGTAAGACCGAAAGGCTACGAACTTACATAAAGGAAATATAGCATGGCATTCAAACCAAAGAAAAGCGGTGGCGGCAACGGTGGCGATTTCACTCCGCGTAACTTCCCTACTCCGTTCAACGGTAGCGAGAAAGGCGTAACGCAAGTTCGTCCCGCTCGTGTGTCGCTGATCGTTGATCTGGGTGAGCAAAACCGTAAGGACATCTACGAACTGAACGGTAAGCTGGTTCCGGAAGGTACGGACGGTGCAGAAACCAAGACGCAGAAACCCGCTGACCAAGTGGCTGTCTTCGTTGACCTCGTGTCGAACATCGTGGACTACGGTGGTGACATTGGCAAGCAACCTTACCGTCATATGCTGAACAAGGGCTTCAAGGGAGAAATCGAAGGTATCAACTTCGGTCAAGTTCCTCCGAAGGACGCCAACGGTAAACTACTGGAAGGTAAGCCGTGGACGTTCCACCCGCAGAACATGCTCACGAAGCTGGCGAAGGCTACCGGCCTGAACGAGCTTGGCGTCGGTGACAACACTGACATCGAACAACTGCTGGATCAAGCCCTGAACATCACGCTGGAAGTTAAGGAAACGAACAGTGGCAAGAAGGACAAGGACGGCAACGATATCGTCTACAAGAACGTGAACACAAAGGGTCTGTCTCCGCTGGCCCCGGTTGATACGGGCGAAGTGGATGACGACGGCAATCCGATTGAAGCACTGCCTACGGTTCGTCCGCTGAAGAACCCGGCTCTGTGCATCACGTTCGACAACGCTACGAAAGATGTCATCAAGTGGATTCGTCGCGACCTCATCAAGAAAATCAAACTGGCAAACAACTACGCCGGTTCGAACATGCAGAAAGCTATCGAAGCCTACGAGGCCGAGACTGGCACTGCATCGAACGATGATGGTGACGATACCCCGGCAGAGAAGCCAGCAGCGAAACCCGCTGCAAAGCCTGCCAAACCGAAGAAACCTGTCGCACAGGATTTCTCGGACATGGACGACGACATCCCCTTCTAATGTAAGGAACGTTAGCTAACACGCCCGCTACTCGAAAGGGTAGCGGGCTTTTTCGTTGGGAGGAATAATGGGCAAAATTAGAGCGGCGTTAGATTGGTGGAACGAGCCAGTCGATATGCGGGACGCGTTGGTATGGAGTGTAGCACTGTCCGCAATACTGATTGGTGCTATCAGCGCAGTAGGGTTTGTCTTCTGGGCCTACCGTACATTTGGAGGGACATAATGGAGCTACCTAAACTCGTGTGCATCGACGGAGATATCCTTGCCTATCGGGCATCAGCAGCGAACGAAAAGCGCTTCGTAAAATGCATCCACAAGGAGACAGCGGACGAGGTAGAGTTCGACACCCTGACTAAGTTCAGGGAATGGGCTGGCGATGAAGCCGGAGCGTACGATGTCACGCCGGGACAAAAGGCAGGACCGTTGCAGAACGCCTTCCACATCCTAAATCACATGATCGATAACATCGTGAAATCGTGCAAGGCAGAGAGCTATCACATCGTCGTTAGCGGGGATAACAATTTCCGTCTCGACCTTCCGTTGCCGACACGTTACAAGGATTCACGCAAGGACAGTACGAAGCCGTTGCAGCTTCAGGATTGCAAGAACTACCTCATCAACTCGCATGCTGCTGAAATCAGTGACGGCGTGGAAGCGGATGATGTGCTCGTTGCGTACATGACCGCTGGACACACGCAAGCCTCGATTGACAAGGATGCCAACCACGGACCCGGTTGGTTGTACAATTGGGACAACATGACGGAGCCAGAGCACATCAACGGTTTCGGAGAACTGATCGAGATTGTCAAAGAGACGGCACGTAAGACGGCCGCTGGCAAGCCGATACTTACTCGTGACATCAAAGGCAAAGGTCGTGTGTGGTTGTACTTCCAAATGCTGTTCGGTGATCCGGTAGACGCGTACAAGCCCTGTGAGCTTGCGAAAGCGAAGTTCGGTGACATTGGTGCGTACAACGTATTGAAGGGCTGTAAGACCGATAAGGAGGCTCTGGAAGCCGTTGCCAAGCAGTACCAGATTTGGTATCCTAGTAAGGTTACTTACAGGGCATGGGACGGTTCACTACAGGAGAACAAGTCGTGGGTGGACATCTTCCAGTTGTATGCTGATTGTGCGTTCATGCGCCGCTGGGAAGGCGATAGGTTCGATGTGCGCAAGGTGTTGAAGAAAGCGGGGATCGAATATGAAGGATGACATTCTGGAACTGACGAAGGAACAGTTTGAAGCGTTCCTCCGCCTGCCCGCTGTGAAGGCTACGTACACGTACGTGTGCAAGGCTGATCCAAAGAATCTGGCGAATGTGCCTCGTTCGCTGCTTGGTCGGCGGTGGTTGAGGTTCGCTGGCATCTACTACGTCGTAGGGGAGTCGGATGGCTAAGAAGGATGCCCCGAAGACCCGCTGCGGCGGAACGATGACGGAGAGTCAATACCTTTCGTGGATTCGCTCTGCACTTCGTTCCAAGTGGTTACGTTGGCAACCTCGCAACGACTGTCTTGCTGCGGCACGTCGCCCTTACAAGGGACCGAAGAAGCAGCAGAAGTGGGAGTACCAGTGTGCGATTTGTAAGCAGTGGTTCGTACTGAAAGAGATGGAAGTGGACCATCACCCACACGATGCAGGTTCGATCCTGTCCGTGGAAGATATCGGTCCGTTCGTTGGACGGCTCTACTGTGAAACGGATAACCTACGAGCTGTGTGCAAACCATGCCATAGCGTCCACACGTATGCCCAGAGTGAAGGGCTGACGTTCGAAGAGGCGAGGTTCGCGAAACGGGTGTTGGAAATTACCCGACAACCTGTGAAACAAGTCCTTGCATTCTTAATGCAGCACGGATACACTGGAGCTTCTGTAAGTAACGCTACCAAGCGTAAGGAGCTTGTCACCAAAATTTTGAAGGAGCAACATGAGCAACACAATTGACTGGACCGTCCTAGCGGTTAAGCTGGATGAGGCCGGGTCGAGCTGGCGAGAGATTGCTGAGATGCTGAAGAAGCCGAAGAGCACCGTTAGCGACTTCCTACGTGGCTATCATGCCCAGAAGAAGATCGCAGCAGGTAACGATGGCTACGACAACAGCCGTATCCTGTTTATCTCGGACCAGCACATCCCGTATCATCACGAGGGTATGTTCGAATTTCTGGAAATGCTCAAGAAGAAGTATGACCCTACGCGTGTTGTCAATCTCGGAGACGAGCTGGATAAGCATGCGATGAGTTACCACGATTCGGACCCTGACCTTCCGAGTGCTGGTGATGAACTGGAGCGTTCGCTTCCGTACATCAAACGGCTTGAAACGATGTTCCCGGTAATGGATTTGGTGGAGTCGAACCACGGATCGATGCATCTTCGTAAAGCTAAGACGCATGGCTTTTCGAAGCGTTACATGCGTACCTACAACGAAATCCTCGAAGTGGGTAGCGGGTGGAAATGGCACAACGATCTAACGTTGGATATGAGCGAATGGAACGTTCCTGACGTTTATGTTCACCACGGGAAGACAAAACGTGCTATTATGACGAGTAAGGCTATGAGCATGAGCCACGTGTGCGGACACTACCACGAATCGTTCGGTATTGAATACTGGGCGAATCCGAAAGGTCTGTACTTCGGTATGAACGCTGGTTGCCTGATCGATGACAAGAAGCTGGCATTCAGCTACAACAAGATTTTCCCGCACCGTCCCATCATCGGCACTGCGGTGATTATTGAAGGTGTGCCTGTTTTAGAGGCGATGAAACTGTAAGGCTTCGTAAGAAGCACTACCAACTAACCAAGGAGAAAATTATGAGCACTATCGATGTACGCGGTGAGCTGGAAAACGTTAGCGAAATCCGCTTTGCTGACAAAGACTCGTACGATTACTGCCCGGATGTTATCCGTGGCGGCGGAGCACGTCAAACTACGCTGGTCGAGACGGACTCCGACCGCGAGCTGGTTATCCGGAACAAGGAGCACGCTGAAAACCTCATCAAAGCCTTGAACAAAGCAATCGAACTGGGCTGGCTGAAATGACCACGCTGACCTTTCTGGAAGTGCCTATCGGCAACACCGGACTGGTCCTAGTGCTCCTTTCCAACGGGACGCTTCTGATGGAGCGTTCCCCGTTCTTTGAGCCGATGTTCGATCAACAACTGGACGGAGTATCGGGTGCGTTCGATACGAAAGGCTTCAGTCTGCTCGATACGGAAGGGAAGTGGACGGACTACGACTACGGTGTAGCGTACGAGTACAAACAACTGCCAGCCCTGAAGGCGTGGCTGATTCAACAAAAATTGCAACTGCATTAAGGAGAGAAATATGGAAACGACCAAAGTAATGCGTGTTGCCTACGACGAAGTTGTTCAATTCAACGAAATCGCTGGCAACCTTACCAACGTCACTATCGATAGCATCGACAACCAACTCGGATTCATTTTCGAAGAGCTGACCGAGACAATTGATGCACTGGAAGCCGGGAACAGGGTGGAACTACTGGACGGTGCATGCGACCTGTTCGTCACCGTGGCTGGCCTCCTGCAAAAGTTGGAAGCAGCGGGCTACAACGTCGCTCACGCACTGGGCCGGGTCAACGCCAACAACCTGTCGAAGTTCCCGAAGGTCGGTGAACTGCTGAGCAACAAGAACGGCTTCACCGTCACGCTGAACGAGAAGTACCAGCGTATCGTGTTGAAGGATGAAAATGGCAAGGTTCGCAAGCCGGATAACTTCGTGGCTGTCGATCTGTCGGACCTCGTACCGAAGGAGTGATTCATGAAAACGATTAGCGTCACCGACCTGAAGCGCATCCCGGAGCTGTCACATTTGCGCATGATCGATTTCATCGATCCGACGAATGACGCTCTGATCGCTCCTTACCTGAAAGTGCTGGGCTTCGATCTGGATTACCCGATTGAATATCTGGCACGACAGCATCGCAACCTCGCTGGTGAAGTTGTTATCGCGTACATGATTGCTGGCGAAGTGGACATCAATTCCAACTTCCTTAACAGTTCGTTCGCAACAGCAGAGGACCGTATCATCGCTGCCGGTTACAAGGACATCAGCCTTGCCAATGAAATGTCACGTTCGTTGTCTACCAGCCGCGAATACAGCGGTGTTGCAGAAGCGTTCCCGGCAGAGTTGAGCAACCCGGACGAAGCTGCTATCATGGAACAGATCGAAGTGCTACAAAACCTCATCGATCAAGTGAGGCCGAACATGCGACGTGAGGATGGCAGCCTGAAAACCATCTTCGAATACCATGCTCCGCCGCCTGAGCCGGTCAAGAAGGAACGCAGGAAGCGTTCCGTCAAGGTTGATAAGTAAGGCTACCTATGCTATAATAGGCGTCCAACCACGGGGCTTCGGCCCCGTTTTTCACATAGAAGGGAGTATGATGCAAAAACCAAGAATTATGACTCCCACTGAAAGTTACGTTACGGTCTATCCTCAATTCGTCAAGCTGGCTGATACCCAGTTCGAAGATTGCCGATGGACTGCAAACGAGATTGCAGTGGAGAAAGACAAACAAGACATGATGGTGAACGTCGGTGACAACGCCCATCACGGTATCACGACGGGCCTGAAGCTGTTCACCCGTTACGAGATGTTCGCTGGTAAGGAATACTGGCTCAATCGCGTCATCAAGGCTTTCCCTCGGCCCGAAGTGGAACGACTGGCATCTGTCAACGGTATGATGGAACTCCACGTCCACGCACCGTTTTACAACAAACTGAACGAAGTGCTGGGCCTCGACACCGACGAGTTCTATACTTCGTACGTGGACGATCCTGTCCTGAATGCTCGCGTAGCGTTCCTTGACAAGATGGTGGACAGTAAGAACGATCTGCTATCTATCGCTGTGTTCTCGATCCTCGAAGGAGCAATTCTGTTCAGCTCGTTCGCGTTCTTCAAGAGCTTCCAAGCGAACGGTAACAATTTCATCGGCAACGTTGTCCGTGGCATCGACCAATCCGTCGTGGATGAAGGTCTGCACCAGATTGGCGGGGCCACACTGTTCCGTACTGCGATGCAGGAATGGGAAGACATCCTGTCGCCGGAAGAGTACAAGAAGCTTTACAAGAAGCTCCAGCGTGCCATCAAGAAGGCTGCACTGAAGCTGTACGAACACGAAGCTCGCATTGCTGAAATGCTGGGCGAAAAAGGTGATGTCGGTACTGGCTGGACCGTAGAGGACGCCAAGACGTTCGTAAAGAGCCGTATCAACATCTGCGTAACTGATCTGGGCTTCCCGCCTATTTTCAGCAAGCGTGAAACGAAACACAACCCAATCGCTGACTGGTTCTACGGCGGCGTGCAGAAGTTCCAACTGAACGATTTCTTCGTCGGTAAGGGGCGTGAGTACACTACCACGTGGAACGAAGAAGAATTCATTTGGCCTGTTGACGAAGGAGTTGCTGATGTCGAAGTATGAGCGCTACAGTGAGGCGCGTAAGCAGGGCCAGCTAGACGGTACGGTCCCGGTGTGGATGCCTACCGCTGGCTACCAGATGTTCATGGATAAGTACCTGTACGAAGCGGAAAGCCCGCGTCAACAGTACCTCCGTATTGCTGCTACCGCTGCCAAGCACGCACCGAAGAAACTGGCCCCGTCAGACGTTGATCGCGTCCTGATGCCGACAGAGACGTTCAGCACGTACTGGACTGACAAGTTCTTCGAAATCCTGTGGAAAGGCTGGCTGGCTTGCTCTACGCCTGTTCTGGCTAACATGGGAACGAAGCGTGGCTGCACAGTGTCTTGTGCTGGCACGGAAGCTCACGACTCGATCTACGGCTTCTACAGTAACGAGCTGGAAATCGCGATCCTGAGCCAAGAAGGTTTCGGTACTGCCACGGACCTGTCTGGTATCCGTGCACGTGGCTCGAAGATCAGCCGTGGTGGCAAAGCGAACGGTGTGATGCCTGTCATTAAAGAGCACATCGAAATCATGCGTAACGTGACCCAAGGAACAGCTCGTCGTGGTGCGTGGGCTGCTTACCTGAACGTGATGCATGGCGACTTCTGGGAAGTGATCGCGTACCTTGAGAAGCACGATGACGACTTCAACATGGGTTGGATCATCACGGACGAATTCATTGCCAAACTGAACAAGGGCGACAAGGAAGCGCACCGTCGATTCAAACGCATGATGCGTGTCAAGATGGTAACGGGCAAGGGCTACTTCTTCTTCATCGATAAGGTGAACAGGAACCGTCCGCAGATGTACAAAGACCTCGGCCTGATGGTCAAGGCTTCGCAGCTCTGTACTGAAATCTTCCTGCACAGCGATGCAACGAAGTACACGTACACGTGTGTTCTGGCGTGGATGAATGCTTCGAAGTACGACGAGTGGAAGGATACGGATGCTGTGTTCGTCGCTACCGTGTTCCTCGATTGCGTTATTTCGGAATTCATTGAGCAAGCTGAAGGGATTCCGGGGCTGGAGAAGGCTGTCAACGCTACCAAAGCGGGACGTGCTATCGGTTTGGGTTGTGGTGGCCTGCACACGTACATGCAAGAGCACATGATGCCTGCTGACTCCGTGGATGCGTACATCTTCAACGCGGAGTTCTTCAAGCATCTGGACGACAAATCGTTGGAAGCATCGAGGTGGCTGGCTGTTGAACTGGGTGAACCGGAGTGGTGTGTTGGCTACGGTCTTCGCTTCACGCACCGTATTGCTGTGGCTCCTACGAAATCCACTGCCCTTATCATGGGTGGTATCTCGGAAGGCCGTGGCCTCGATACGGCAATGTCGTTCACGCAGAAGACCTCTGCGGGTGAAGTGGACCGTGTTAATCCTCCGTTGCTAGCCCTCATCAAGCGTAAGGGTCTGAACGTGGAGAAGTGCATTGCTGACGTGGTGCATGGCTACGGTTCCGTACAACACGTGGACTGGCTAGATGATTTCGAGAAACTTGTGTTCCGTACCGCATTCGAGTACGATCAGCGTGTCGTCCTGCGTTTGGCTGCTGCTGCACAGAAGCACATCGACCAAGGTCAGAGCATCAACGTGTACATCGCGAAAGGTACGACTGAGCGTGAAATCGCTCTGCTGCACAAGGAAGCGTTCGAAAACGAATTGATCCATAGCTTGTACTACATCTACTCAAGCCGTGCGATTGTTTCTTCGAAGTCTGAGTGCATTGCCTGCCAATAACACTTGACACCAATCGTAAGGAGGGCTACTATGTAGCCTTTCTTACCAACCAAAGGAGAACCAGATGTTTATCGTATTCACCAAAGACGGTCACGACATCACGAAGGGCAAAGTGTACGAAGCCATCGGCACGGGTTCCGGTGCTCATGTCATTGACGACCGTGGCGACAAGAACTACAGCCACAGCATCATCGGAGAGCTGAAAAGCGACTGGGTTGAAGTCGTCCCGGCGAAGAGTGCTCCCGTGCTACGTGACATTCAAGGCCACGAAGTCAAAGCCGGTGATATCATCGCTTACGCGTTCGTTGGTGCCCAAAGCCGTCATCTCGCCATGTTCGAAGTCCAGCAGATCAACGGCCCAACGGCCCTGTGCCGTGCATCGGACGGTGCTGTCGTAACCCTCGGCGTGTTCGAACAACGCGCCATCGTAATCAAATAAGGAGAGAAGTATGTACACCGTGTATAGCATGGAAGGTTGCGCTGCTTGCAATTCGGCTGTCAACCTGCTGAAAGCTAAAGGTATCGAACACAAGGTCGTTAAGATTGACGAAGACATGGACGCTGCACGCTTCATTCGTGCACAAGGCTTCCGCTCGATGCCGCAGATTTACAAGGACGATGTTCTGATCCCCGGCGGTTTCAAGGGGCTGGAGTCGCATCTGAACAACGCTTCGTAAGAAGCACTACTTGACAGGCCAGCGTATCTTCGGGTACACTGGCCTTTTCTTTTATCGGAGGTTAAACATGGTGCACTTTACGAACAAAGCATTGGCCCGCATGTGTGGTTATCTTGCCCACTTGCATGAAGGCCGTTGGTACTGGTACGACGCGAAACATGGCAAAGAGAACTGTGAAGTGGCCGGAGGTTTCACAACCGAGAGAGAAGCCTACTTCGACTGCGTTACGAAGGCGGGATTGAAATGACCTGTATGACTATCGACCTCGAAAGTTACCTGACCCTGCAAGGTAGCAACAGTACCGGCGTACGTGTCCTGAAAGGGCGTAGCACGGAGCCGTACGAATTCACCCTACATCCGTACTTCCGCTTTAACGAGACGCCGGAGCAACGGGCTAAGCGTGAGCTGGGCTTCCCGATTGAAGGGATCGAGCCATGACTGAACCGCTCAAATACATCGCAACGGTTTTAGCCATGTACCTTACAGTTTCGCTCGGGATGCTATACGCATTCTGTCCGATCAACGACAAGGAGACATCCACGATTCATCGTGTCGTAACGCTGCTGGTGTTCTCGCTAGTGCTTGCTGTTGTTCTGGTGGAGGTATGGAAATGAACATCGGACTGGACTACGACGACACCTTCACCCGTGATCCTATCGGCTGGGCTGACTTCATTAAGGCGTTCACAGCACGAGGACATAAGGTCTACATCGTGACGTGGCGGGACGAAGAAGAAGCCAAGGAAGTACATATGGCTATGCAATACTGGAAGGTTGAATGCGAAGGCATCTACGCAACAAATCGCAAGGCAAAAGAGCGATTTATGTATGGACAAGGCATTCGCATTGATGTTATGATTGACGATATGCCGCACGCGTGGGTAAGAGATATGGAGCGTGCATAACTTACACTGGAGGTACTATGAAACTGTTAGTTGCTTTGGTTACAATGCTGTCGCTGGCTGCTCCGGTGAAGGCTGCTGACCCATTCACGGACGGGCAAGTAGCTGGACTCGCTGTTCTCGGAGCTTTCACCTACCGCGACTACAAGCAAACGCTCGACATCAAGAACCATGAGTGGGCGTACGAACGGAACGTGTTGATGGGCCGGTGCCCAAGCGATAACAGAATCCGGAACTACTTCGTTGGCATGAGCCTCGCTGGGCTTGCCATCACGTATGCACTGCCATCTGAGTACAGGAAGTACGCCATCACGGCCGGTCTTGTGCTTGAAATCTCTGCCACGCAGAAGAACAAACGTCTAGGATTGAGAGGGAGTTTTTAAATGAAGCTCGTCATAGCTGGTTCCCGGTCCATCCGGGATTACAACGTCACGCGTCAAGCCATCATCGAAAGTGGCCTGTGGACGACATACGGCAAGAAGATCGCGGTGATTTCCGGGGAAGCTGAAGGCCCGGATAAGCACGGGGAAATCTTCGCTGAGAAGGCGGGGCTCAAGCTGCACAAGAAGCCCGCTGACTGGAGCAATATCAAGGCTCGTGGAGCCGTCGTTCGTCATAACAGCCGTGGGCCGTACAACGCTCTGGCGGGTCACTGGCGCAACGAAGAGATGGCTCAGATGGCAGATGCCGCTTTGATCGTGTGGGACGGTCGTAGCACTGGCTCGCTTGATATGCTGCACCGTATGATCGCTCTGGACAAGCCTGCTTACTTGTTCCCGTTGCGTATTGACGCTGATGCACTCGACCGGCTGCAAGACAAGTGCGAAATTATTTTCCCAAATAGCTTGACGGTACGAAAGAAGTTGTAGATAATGGATGCATTCAACGACGACATCTACGAACTGAAGTTGGAACGTAAGAAAGGTCGTAGTGAACGTTGCCAATGCGACGTAAAATGGGGTACATGCCCCGGACCAAAGACCTGTCCATACTCGGACTACAACCAAGGAGAAGAACATGAGCAAGAGCCGTAACCAACGTGAAGGTAAATTCATTCCGGGCTGGTGCCTGAACCCTAACTACCGCTGGGACAATAAGACCGGCGTAACCCGTTCCTGCATCCGTGCTGGAAAATATGCGGATGTGAAAGGCGTGCGTGACGTATTCGACGGTTACACTACCATCCCCGGTTTGTCGTTCGTTCGCTCGCTGCGTGCGGGAGTGTAAGATGAGCGTAAGTATCGTTGGCTACGATAGCGCCCTTACCAAGACCACGTTCCCTGCTGGCGAAAGCTGCATTCGTGTGAAGACCCCGGTGTGGCTCGAAGATGATGTCACACTGAACCTCGCATTTGAGTCGAACTCCGACCTGTTCGATCTGGCACTGCTGGCGGACGCCATCCGCCGTGATCTTCCCGGCGTCAAGCTGAAATTATTCATGCCGTACGTACCGTACGCTCGTCAGGACCGTGTATGCAATCCGGGGGAGAGTCTGTCTATCAAGGTGTTAGCTGACTTCATCAATTCGCTGAAGTTCGAACGTGTTTGCGTCGTGGACCCGCACTCGGATGTGACCCCGGCACTGTTAGACAACGTTGACGTTTTCACGCAAGACTTCGCAGCAAGCCGCGTTGCCCGTGCTGTGAACGCTGGTAACACTGTCATCGTTGCTCCTGACGCTGGCGCTTCGAAGAAGGCTCGCAAGTTTGCTCAAGAGGGCGGGTTCGCTGGCCTGATTCAAGCTGAAAAGGTCCGGGAACTCTCCACCGGCAAGATTCTGGAGACGCGTATCAGCACGGAAGGGCACAATCATGATAGTGACCACGACTTCCTGATCGTGGATGACATCTGCGACGGTGGGCGTACGTTCACGGAACTGGCGAAAGTGCTGCGCCCGTACACCGATGGAAAGATCATGCTGTACGTAACGCACGGTATCTTCAGTGCTGGTCCTGAAGTGTTTGACAACCTGATCGATGTTGTGTACACTGCTAATCCTGTCGGGCAGAAAGCGAAAGACGCAATCGCATCCGGCAAAGTAATCAAACTGTAAGAACCACTACCAAGGAGAGTAAAATGGCAAAGAAGAAACTGGAAAGCGGTGATAAGGTGGTCTTCCATGACAGCAAAACGAACCGTAACAACCCGGACATCCATGATCTGACATTCGGCAAGATTTACAAAGTCGAAGAAGGCAACGGAGAATTCTTCGTGTACGACGATGTGGGCGATGCCAACTACGCTTGCGATCCGGAGACTGGTACTGCTAAGTGGACCAAGATCGTAGCCTAACCAACACAACCAAGGAGAAAATAATGAAAATCGAAGAGTTCAAACAAGCCACCCCAGTCGAGAAGACTCTGAAGGTTAAGCTCGTACCGAAGGGTAAAGCCGTATCCGTTGTCGTCGTGGATGATTCCGGTACGCCGTGGTCTGCTGGACACCTGCTGGACATCACGGAAAACGGCGTCAAACTGCACAAATGGATCGACAGGTCTTTGGACCTCCCGCTCGACAGCGATGGCAAGCTGGTAATCATCGACTAACAAGGAGAACAACAATGAAAGTAAAACCGCACCTGATCCTCGACTCGTACAAGCTGGGCCACATCGATCAGTACCCGGAAGGCACGGAGTACGTGTATTCCAACCTGACGGCACGTTCGGCCAGCCACGCTAAGATGGGCGACCTGTACGACAACAAGGTAGTGTTCGTCGGTCTGCAAGGTTTCGTGAAAGAGTTCCTGATCGAAGCATGGAACGAACACTTCTTCAAGCGCCCGAAGGACGAAGTGATCGCTGAGTACAAACGCCGCTGCGACAACTTCCTCGGCCCAGACTCGGTACGAGTCGATCACATCGCTGCCCTGCATGACCTCGGCTATCTGCCGATCATCATCAAGGCTCTGCCGGAAGGTTCGCGTGTGGATATCAAGGTTCCATTCCTGACGATCCGTAACACGCTGCCGCAATTCTTCTGGCTGACGAACTACCTCGAAACGGTTCTGTCGGACGAGCTGTGGCAACAAATCACGGTAGCGACCATTACGTACGAATACCGTCGCATCCTGAATAAGTACGTCGAGCTGACGGGTTCCGATCCGGCGTTCGCTGACTGGCAGATTCACGATTTCTCGATGCGTGGTATGGTCGGCTGGCATGGTGCTGCTAAAGGCGGTGCTGCCCACCTATTCATCTCGCGTGGTACGGACACGCTTCCGGCTATCGATTATCTGGAAGAGTACTACAACGCTGATGTGACGAAGGAGCTGGTTGCCGGTTCGGTCCCGGCTACAGAGCACTCCGTAATGTGCATGGGCGGTCAAGGACCGCTGGGTGAAGAAGAGCTGGCTACGTTCCGCCGACTCATCACGAAGGTGTATCCGAGCGGTATCGTCTCCATCGTGTCGGACACGTGGGACTTCTGGCGTGTCATCACTGTGTACGCTCGTGAGCTGAAGGAAGAAATTCTGGCTCGCAAAGTGAACGCTCTGGGCCAAGCCAAGGTAGTGTTCCGTCCGGACTCCGGTGATCCGGTGAAGATCATTACTGGCTACAAGGACGACGAGCTTCTGGAATTGGCTGCTGATGGTAAGGTTGTCGGCTACACTTGCAAGGAAACTGGCAAGCTGCTGACTGAAGCAGAAATCAAGGGCGCTGTTGAATGCCTCTGGGATATCTTCGGTGGCGACACGACGGCCAAGGGTTACAAAACCCTGAACCAACGCGTCGGACTTATCTACGGTGATAGCATTACGTTGCAACGTGCAGAACAAATTCTGCAACGCCTAATGGACAAAGGCTTCAGTGCCGGTAACATCGTGTTCGGTGTTGGTAGCTTTACGTACCAGTACATCACCCGTGATACGTTCGGCATGGCTGTCAAGGCCACGTGGGGCGTTGTGTATGGCAAGTCTCTGGACATTCAGAAAGACCCGGCTACCGGCGACGGTATGAAGAAGTCAGCAACGGGCCTGCTGCGTGTCGAGAAGGAAGGCGACAAGTTCGTCCTGTATGACAAGCAGTCTATCGCAGAAGAGCGTGAGGGTGCACTGGAAACTGTCTTCGTTGACGGCTTCCTGCTTCGTGACAAATCGTTCGCTACCATCGTGGAACGTTTGAAGCAATAAGAAAGAAGCACTATGACACTAGACATCTTTGGTAATCCTCTATATACTGGTGATGTTGTCGTGTTCGCGGACGGAGACAGAGATGGCTCCGCCGTGTTGGAAGTGTACGAGGTAGAAGAGGTAATCGGTGAAAACACAATCAAGGCTACCCTGATGTCTGGAGAGTACGCTGGTAATCAATTCTACCTCCAATACACCGACAAGCGTTGCGCATTGATTCGTAACGTGTACAAGACCGCAGAACTTAATCGTAGTACCACTATCAACTAACAAGGAGAAATAACAATGGCACAATCGAAAAACTACATCGGCTTCGTCAACGACCACTCGGGCTCCATGGGTCGTCTCGCTGAAGCAGCTAAGAGCGACTACAACGCTACCATCACTGCTGTGAAAGACGCAGCAAGCCGCGAGATGCAGGATACCATCGTGTCCGTCGTCGCAATCGGCATCGGCAACAGCGGCTACGGAACGACTCGCCAGATCGTCATCTCGAATCCGCACGTCCTGAAGCCGGTGGCAAGCTGGCCGACTCCGGGCGGTACGCCTCTGTACGACGGTATCGGCAACATGATCGAACTGTTCGAATCGCTGCCGGATGCCAATGAACAGCACGTCTCGTTCCTCGTGATGGCTACGACGGATGGCGAAGAAGCCCACTCGACCAAGTACACGGCAGAATCGCTCCGTACCAAGATCGAACAACTGCAACGCACGGGCCGCTGGACGTTCGTGATGCGCGTCCCGAAAGGTAATCGCAGCTCCGTGTCGAATCTGGGCATCCCGCTGGACAACGTGCAAGAATGGGAAACCTCGAAAGCTGGTATGGCTGCATCGACTACCCAGACGGCCGCTGCAATGGACGGCTACTTTGCTGCCCGCTCGGCTGGTAAGACTTCCACGACGGTGTTCTACGCCAACGCACAGAACGTCGATACGTCGAAGCTGAAGGACATCAGCAAGGCCGTCAGCCTGTACGTGGTGGAACCGTGGCAGAATGGCATTCAGATTCGTGACTTCATCCTCACGAAGCGCATGAAGTACCTGAAGGGTTCGGCGTTCTATCAACTGACGAAGACTGAAGCACGTGTCTCGCCGTCGAAGATGATCGCGATCCGTGACCGTTCGAACGGCAAGGTGTTCGCTGGTAAGGAAGCTCGTGACATGCTGGGCCTGTCCGCGGTGAACAACATCCGCCTGCATCCGGGGGATCATGGTAACTACGATCTGTTCATCCAGTCGGAGTCGGTGAACCGTAAGCTGGTAGCGAGTACGGGAGTACTCTATTGGGAAGAAATCGGCGTGCCGTTCACCCAAGAAGAAATCGACCGCTACACTGCACCGGCTGCACCGAAGCCTGCTGCTCCGGCTGTCGTGCAACTACCTGCTGTCCCGGTGACGAACAAGCCGACGCCTTCGCCGCTGAAGCCGACTCCGAAGGTTGCCGCTCCTGCCGTACAGGCTCCGGTTGCCCAGTCCGTTCCGCTGCCGCTCAAGCACGCAGGTTTCGACGGTCGCGTGCGTTACCATTTAGCAGGAGCTGGTGTGCAGTTCTATACTACCCGCGATGAAGCACGTGCTGCTGCGAAAATCACTGGTAAGAAGCAGTACGACCAAGGTCCGAACTTCGCCAAGGGTAAGCGCTTCTACGTTGCGTAATTAGCTCTTGACAGGGTAGATAGGGAGTATTACAATGCTTTCTGTCTACTCAATACCCTGAACGTTAAACGAAAGGCAGTAAATAAAATGGCACTGAAAATCGAATCCGGCGACCTGTTCAACGCAGCACTCGAAAAGAAAGAAGCAAACAAACCAGTCATCCTCGTCCATGGCTGCAATGCCCAAGGCGTCATGGGCTCCGGTGTGGCTGCTTTGGTCAAGAAGCTCTACCCGTACGCTTTCGAATCCTATCGCAATGAATACACCGACTTCGGCCTCGTGCTAGGCGACGTAGTGCTCGCTAAGAACCCAGAAAGCAGCGTCATAGTAGCGAACGCTATCACGCAAGAGAACTACGGCCGGGATGGCATGCTGTACATGAGCTACGATGCTGTCGTAGATTCAATGCTGAAGGTGCGTGATTTCGCTATTCGTAACAACGCTCCAGTCATCCTTCCGATGATCGGTGGCGGTCTGGGTGGCGGTGACGTAAAGCGTCTGACGGCTATCTTCCAAGCTGTCTTCCATGATGTCGATGCAACGCTGTACGTGCAAGAATGAAACGCTTCCTGACTTGGCTAAAGAAGCTGTTACTTGAGGATAAGCCACATCCGAAAGGTGACGAAATGTTCCGTGGCAAAACTATTGAATAAGGAGTAATACAATGAACTTTATACTAGGCATGTGTACTATTATCTGCTTCGTCGGTTGGATTCTGAACATCGTGAAACTGTTGAATATGTGCGGCGACACGTTGGTACTGGCTCTTCGCGTCGTCGGCATCTTCTTCCCACCATTGGGCGCAATCCTAGGCGCCCTGTAATATGTAGCACTACCAACTAACCTGAAAGGAGAATCAAATGTTTACGTATCAATACCAATACATTCGTGCCAAATTCCTGAGCATCCCGCTCGTCCGTCGCATCCTGAAGATCAAGGACGAGGTTCGCAATGTCGATAACGTCCTGATGGCGTTCAACGCTGCCGTGGCCGATCTGGAACAAGTAGCTGTTCAACACGCTGGCATCGCCGTGGCGCATGCTCGTGAAATCGAAGCACGTACTGCTGCCAAGCTGGCCGCTGAAGCCGAGTCGCTGAAGGCAACCAACATCGCTGCCAAGATGAAGGCGGTGTTCCAATGAAGGTCGCGTGCGAGAAAACGGTGTTCATCCCGGTAACGATTACCATTGAATCGAAGGAAGAGCTGCGACTTTTTGCTGACTTCTTCGGGCGTTCGCCGGGGACCATCGGAGACTTGTACGGTCTGCCCGACGACTTCATGTACGACAAGTATAAGGAGCTGAAGGATATTCTGGACGACCGTGGCATCCCGTTCGCAAGCAAGATCGACGTAACCAAGAAATAAGGAGCACTACATGACCACAAAGCAACAAGCACTGATCGAATACAGCCGCGAAATCGGTCCCCGTGTTCGTGACATCATCAACAAGAAGCAGATCATCAAGGACTTCGCTACGACCGATCAGCGTGCAATCGAAATGGCAGAGGAAGCGAAGGCTGCTTCCGAAGCTGCGAAAGCAGAACTGAAGAAGTACATCGAAACGGAGAACGCTGAACTGCTGGAAGAAATTAAGGAGCTGGAGAAGGAGCTGACGCTCGCCATCAAGGCTGCTGCACGTTCGACCAAAGGCACCGACCACGAGTTCAAAGCTGGTGAACTGAAGCCGTACTTCGTCGCTCGCAACAAACCGTTCGAGCAAGGTAAGACGCCTCCTGTCAAGAAGGTGATCGACAAGGGAGATATGTTCGAAGTGCTGGAGTCGATTCTCGGTAAGGACGACTGAAAGTAAAAAAAAAAAGGAGGGAGGACCGTAAAGTCCATCCCTCCAAAGCACCCTACCACGAGTGTTACTTAACCTTTGTATCAGCCGGGACAGATTGAGCCAAAAGCTTACTCTTCTCGGCTGATCCGCTTGTGCTACCGAAGTAGTAGCTGATAACGCCTGTCCATGCCGTACCCAACGTACCTAGCATGATATACAACACTTCCTTCGTACTTGCTGGTACAGTCCCAAACATCAAAGCTGCCAACACACTGAAGAAGCCAATCGTGATAGCGTAGGCTAGAATCTTCGGTGTGTTGTCCTTCACGTCTGCCTCACGCTTACGGGCTGAGTCTCGGTCTGTTCCTGCCAGCTCTTCCTTCTTGATGCCCAACTGTTCCATCTGGACAGCGTAGTCTTGGTCCGCCTTCTTCATGGCAAGTAGCTGATCGGGCGTAGCGCCACTAATCGCCGCTACAAGCGCATCTTGCTTGTCCTTGGTAGTTCCGTCAGTGTTCATCCCGAAAACGCCTTCTATGGCCGCTACAGCCCCTCCAGCGAGGGGTCCGCCGACAGCAGCAGCTAGGGTAGGAGCGATCTTCGTCAGAACGCTACCCAAGTCTTTGAAATCCATACTCCCTCCTTACACTTTGAAGTGGACCCGGTTGGTAATCCAACCAATCAGGAAATCCTCCTGTACCGGGTTATTCTTTGCGATTGCAAGGTAGCGCGCACCACGATTGATGATGAGAGCCTTCAGCAGAAGGTCTTCGCCTCGTTTGCTCAACAGGGTAGCCAGTACAGCCAACGTGCCCTGTCCAATCGCTCCATCTTCCTTGATATCAACGTAATCTTTCCCTTGACGGTTCAACAGGTTGAGGCATTCTTGTAACGCTACCGATGCTGCCTTTGTCCCCATGTTGACGCCCATGTCTGCCAGTTCAGCCGCTACCTTTTCAGATAGGACAGCAATCCGGTCGAACTTTGGTTCAAGCCAGTATTTATTACGATATACTTGAACAGCGAAACTTCTTGGCATGTCCTTGATACTACCGTAGTAACCATTAGCTCGTGCTACGACTTCGGTAATACCGTAATTCGTTGCTCCCCCGGCGTCATTACAATCATTCACATAGCCTCCCTCGGCTACGAGAATGTCGTCAATAACCTTATCAACGACATCAGCCATTTCATTTCTCCTTATCTTGATTCTTGCTTACGTACCATTTCGATCATCAGCTTGAGCTGTGATAGAATGTTTGTTTCTGTGGAACGAATCTGGTCCGTCAAGCGAGCCGAGAGTTGTTCAATCTCTTTATCGTGTTTAGCTTCCAGCTTATTCACAAGTTTCTCTGTGTCGGCTTTCGCCTCTGCGATTTCGGATTGGAGACGGCGTTCCATGTCAGTAACCCGATCCGTGTCCGCTTTCTCTTTGATCGCGTCTGCGTGTCCTTTGGATTCATCCCGTAGAAGCTTCCACACAATACCTACCAGTGCAGTGATAAACGTGAATAGACCGCCTGCGATCCAGAGTGCTACGGTTTCATTTGGCATTTCGATAGTCCTTAAATAGTTGGCTTCAATGCCAGTAGAGTAGTACCAGAAACGTGTCCGTTGTTTACGAACACATCCCTGCCAGCTTTTGCGAGAGTAGCGGCAGTTAATTCGAAGCAGAACCACGAATCATCTTCAGTCCAATCGCGATCAGGGGCGATAGCCAAACCGAAGGCGCCTTTGAAGTCGTATTTCTTTCCGACTTGTGAACGAGCGTATTCAAGTCCTGCTTCCGCATCCTGTACTTCATAGTTAACCGTCTTGATAATGACTGAGCCTTTCAGTGCTTCCTCAGCAGGCACACGACGACATCCGTGCGTCATTGAAGCTTCAATCAAATAATCACCGTCTTTTACAAGGCAGTGGGAAGCTTCAGCATTCTTGAAACGGCTACGTGGGACGCAGAACCGGATTAGCCATGAAACAGGATTCCACTTCCGCGTTGTAAAAATTACGGTGATTGTTTGCATTACACTTCCTCAATTTCTAGTGTTGCACTGTTACGGTTGAAATAGGGAGTACTCATAACCGGAGAGGTTACAAGCTTTCCGTACAACTGATTTGCTTGTTCTAGTGAGGGGTCCGTATTATCAGGATACATACTAATGAAGATTGGACGTGCAAGTCCATTACCCCACAAGATGTTCCACATCTTTGCTTTATCGGTTGCAGAAGCAAGCCAAGGAAGAGAGAATGATTGCTTTCTATACTTAGTCCCAACATCCGTAAGCTGATCCCCACCGTCAGTGCGGTAATGTTTGCTGGTATCCGTAACGGACATCGAAACATTTCCCGCTTCTGGGCCAATTTCCGGCTCCCAGTAATCACCAACAAGTAACCGTGAACATTCGATGTATCCTGCCGTGTTTGTTGTGTCTACAATGTCGATAACAACCTTCGCTACTTGAGCTGGGTTCGTCACCCACACTCGTCCATACGTTCCTCCGCCGTAAGCAAATGCATTTACGCCGAGTGGTTGTCCCCAATTCCAAAGCCCTAAAGCCGGAGCGGGACAAGCTAGCACTGCACCTGTATCGAAAACAGGGCTAGGGTCTGTCGCTACTGCGTATCCACGAACCCGCACAGTAGCTTGTGATGATAGATTACAGAAAGGCAGAACGACGGCTGATACAATCTCTGCCGTCGTCCACGTTGCGGTAATCGTTGCAGTGGTTGAAGTGGACCGCCAAACCGCACTCTTAATGGGTGCCTGCATATTCGCAGCTACCAAACTTCCTGCTGTCGAGGAAGTTGATAGCGTTGCACGGTCGGCGGCATTATCGTAAAGAATACGAACGTTTGCCATTAATGCTCCTTATTATGGATGCGAAGCTTTGTAAGCGTCGAAATCGCGTTTCAGTTCTTGGAGTGCTGCCACGAGATGCGCTACTACCTTCGACGTGTCAATCGATTGATACATAGGGCTTCCATCGTCGCGTACAGCGTCCTTTACGCCCGACACTGCCAGAGGAATTTGCTCCCCAAGCTCGTGCGCAATGAATCCCTCTCCAGCCGATCCATCTGCCTTCCAACGATACGTCACGGGTTTTAGACCCATAACAGTGTCAAGTGCGCCAACCATCGGCTGAACGTCTTCCTTCAGTCGATAGTCCGAAGTGGTGTTGTATGTTGTGGCCGAAGCAGTGGTGACTACTGAACCTACAGATGTACCTGCTGCATTCAAGAATTCGATAGCGTGCGTGCTATCAGTACCCGGTTGAAGAACAATACCGTATTGGGTAGCGCCACCTGTGTATTTGATTGCCATTCTTCCGGCGAGAGCAAGTGCCGACGTAGTGTTCAACAGAAGATTCCCACCGATGTCGATTCTGGCATGTTCAGCCCATGCCCCGCCGCCATAACCGAAGAACTGCATGCTACCTGCCCCGGCTTGGATAAGGCGTGAATTAGTGTTTGTCCCTGTATCGCTGAACTGAATCGCAGTCCCTTGACCTACGCCCGTAGCTGTGCTGGAACGTGAGAGTTCGATGTCAGGAGCCACATTGGAAGACGACTTGCCATTTACAGTGATCGCGGCACCATTGGAAGATGCTGCAATGGTGACTTTGCTTACCCCGTTGGCTTGGGTCGTGGTCCCGATCATCAAGTTACCGTTGGCGTCGATACGCGCCCGCTCCACATCCGCTGTACCTAGGGTAAGCGACGAATTGTAACTAGTACCATTTCTCGCTGCACCGATGTATGTACCTTGCGAAGCTGTATTACCTGTGATCGGATTAAGCTGGAGCCTAACTTCGTTTGACGAAGCGTCGGTGCCGGAGAAGATAGAGGCACGCTGGATCGCATTCGCAGATGTGCCGGGGAAGGCTACGCTAAATCCTCCAACGGTAGCACTTCCGTTCACTTGCAATTTATCCGTACCGTTGCTGGTTGTCGTGCCTACCAACAGGTTGCCGCTGCTATCGATACGCGCTCGTTCACTCCCTGGACGCACATTAGCAAGCGTGTCGCCACCACTACTTGTGTAGAACACGATGTTGCCGTCTGAAGCCAATCCGCTTGTGGACGAGTTGCGCAGGAAATCGATGCCAGCGATGTAAGCCGGATCGCGCACGTCACGGTATGCTGCTCCCCAGATACCCCCTGCGATGTAGTTGTTCGTATTGGTGGTATTCCCTGTGCCACGGTTGTTAAGAGTGATCACCGGCCCGTCTGTATTACTGTCAGTACGCAGTTCGAGTAGCGTGTTAGGGCCGCTGGTACTGAGTCCGAGCCTGCCGCTGCTGTTCACACGCAAACGCTCGACGGGCGAACTATACGGATCGCCTCCCGTCAGCAATGTGAATGCGTCGCTCGAATTCTTCCAGCTGAAAACCGTTGAGCCCAGTGTATCCGGCATGTGCGTCACGGCGTATTGCCCTGATGTACCCAGAACACCATGGACAGTCTTGCCAGCCACATGAAGTTTTGCGGATGGCGTCACGCCGATACCGAGGTTGCCGCTACCGTCGAGGGTCATGTTCTGATTAACAGCACCGCCAGCAGTGCGAGTGCCGAAATAGAGGATACTCGATGGTGCCGCCGAAGTGTGCGTTGAATCCGATCCCGCTCCGATATACGCCATGATCTTGTTGGTAGCCGAAATACTCGGCATGACGAACGATACCGTGCCGATCGCACTGCTCGCGCCCGTGCAGCTCGACGACATGATGGCGTGGGCCTGTGAGTTGGCCGCCGTATCGGTATTCAGGAGTTCGAGCACACGTGCTGAACCACCGTGCGTGTACTTGGACGGTGCAGTCTGACCGAGGCCGAAATTACCGTTGATGTCGATTCGCACGCGCTCTGTCGCTGCCGTTCCGAGCAGCAGCGCACCGGGGTTGCTGGCGCCCGTAAAGCACTCGACATCGCCGTTGGCACGAGCCTTGAAGGTGCCGTAATAACCGCTCGATCCGGCAACGGCGATAAAGCCGCCGCCGAGTGTACCGGCGGCGGTTGCGTTCTTCGATGCCACCCAAGTGTCGGCCGATGCAGAATCCGCCTGTACGTGCATGCGGTAAGATGGCGTAGACCCCACGCCGAAGTTGCCGCTGGTGTCGAAGCGGGCAATCTCGGTGCTGTTCACCCGAAAAGCGATAGGCAGCAGCGTACCAGTGCCGGACACTTTCGAGTTCAGGAAACACGCACTAACATCCGTACCAGCCGACATGTACGAACTGTTGCCCATGTCGGAGCTATTAAATGTGTTGATCTGTGCCGATGCGCCCGAGCCGTTCGGCCTGACCGCCACAGACGTGAACCCGTTCGCAATCGATGTCTGGAAGCTAAAGCGGTTACTGAGGGTTGCATCGGTAAAATCAGTGATAAATCGAGAACCTTGTGTAGCAAACGTCACGTCTCCGGTGAACGAAGGTGACGCTGTGGGTGCCGCTGCAATGTTAGCTCGTCCGTTTGCCTGCTGCGTTGTTGTAAGCCCTTGAGTGGCCGTATCAACGTGGACCACGTTAGCTAGCGTAGCAGCAGCAGCCGCAGCGGACGCCGCTGCGCTCGTTTGACTGGCAGTAGCAATATCGTCCATAGCATTAAGCTGGACGATGTAGTCTTTCTGCCCGTAGTAGAATCTTGTTGACATAAAGCCCTTTCCAAGTGCTTCTTACTGTGTTATAATCATAGGTAGGATTATAGCATCCATACCTCTATCCGTCAAGAAAAAGAGCCACCTTACGGTGGCTCGTAGTGCTACTTATCCGCAATGGTAAGTGCAGGCAATCATTTTCACTTCATCCGGAGATGAGAATGTAACGCTTTCACGTGCCTTAGCAACTGTGTAGTTGCGGAGGATGTCGTCGGCCTGTCTCATCCCTTTACCCGGAATACTTGAGGTTGTGATGTAGTCCCCAGCCTCAATATCCCCGCCCTCACCGCAGACGTTAATCTGGCCTTCACCGAGAGCATTGACAATAGAACGGTCATACGTATCAGCAATCTCATCGAAATCACTGCACGGATTACCTTCCCGTGGTGGGCCTTCAATGTCAATATGCGTATCGTTATCTGTCAAACCTGCCGGTGGGCGGGCACTGATAAGTTCAACAGACTTAACAAATACCCCGATAACATTTTTCTGGCAAGGTTTTGAAGACAGTTCGATAGCTGTAATTGTGTTCGATACGTTTGCACGTCGAACCACTCTCACGTCTACCATAATATCCCCTACCACCGGCGGTGTAATTTCTTTCGAAATTAGGCCATCGTGCGCTCCAGTGAATGGGCCGTAGTTAGTACCAAGACCTCCTGCGTAGAAATCATATGTAGCACCACTGGCTCCTACGCCGATACCGTTGGAGCTTGATCCATACACACCCGCATAGCCAGTTCCAGCAGTAGTACCAGTGATAGCTTCACGTGTAGATGATTGGCCGAATACAGCAGACGATCCGGAAGTAGTTATAGCGAATACAGCGTAGCCGCTAGTACTTTCAGCATAAACAGCTTGATTACTCGTACTTCTTGCATCAACACCAATACCGCTCCCTGTGTACGCCCGGATGGCTGGAGCTGTTGCAGACGCTACGAAGTTACCAACCGTTAGCAGTGGACTAGTTGCACCCGTGTACCCCATATCAATTAGTGTTCCGTAACCTGATCCACCGTCCCCGTAGACTATCAGCCTATTGTTTGAACTCTCGTTTAATGAGATTCTACTTGAGGAACCTGCTGTCGCAGTTTGGATCAACAAACCCGTCAACGTGCCGGTCGTAATCTTGTTCGCACTCAAGTTGCCGATCAGCGCATCACCGATTGCTGCATTGGCGATGTACGTACCGATATTAGCGGAAGTCATCTGCCCGAATAGGTTTGCACCAATCGTTGCACCGTTAGTAGCGTTCATGTCGCCAGTGTAGCCGAGTCCGGTGATCGTTACCGCTCCGCCGCCTGCACCAGATAGCGTTCCGTTACTTGCCAGTGTAATCGCTGAATTAAGTGTGCCAGCAGCCGCATAAGCCGGATTCAGCGCAGTTCCGCTACTAAGGATTGTATTACCTGATGCATCCTTAATCGTGATCGATTTCATCGCGGCATTACCGTTTGAATCGACGGTGAAGTTACCGTTGGCACTGCTAACAGTTCCGGACACAGTTAGCGATCCTGTGTTCGTAGACAACGCCGAAAGGTTGCCCACCCGGAAATTGCTCATGTACGGAATACCCCACACCGTATTATTCGCTACTGGATTGTAGATACCGTTCGACTGGAAAACAGACTGCCCTGCTGCTGCTGTTGGTACAGTCGTTGACCATGCACGGGTTTCGCCCCATGTCCCAGTCGTTGGCAGGTTTGTTCCCGATGCTGTGAATGTAGCTGGCGTTGTGTTTAGGCTACTACCGTCAATCAGGGTGTAGGCAATCGTCGCTGAAGAGCCTGCCGATCCGGTAGAACCATCCGTACCTACGTAGCTGATCCCAGAAATAGAGGCTGTACTCCAATCGATGCTAGTTGTCGATGCTCCGCTAGAATCTACCAGAAGGACACTTGCTTCGTACAACGTGTAGCCTGTTGACGGAGCGTTTGGCTTTGTTTTAGTCCAGCCGGTTGCTGGTACGGTATTGTAATCGCCAGTAGCCCACGTGTACGTAGCAGAGCCAGTAGCAGTAGGCGCTGGACCGTTCGCCCACTGATAAGCAACCGCCCTGACGGTCTTAACACCCGGAGCACCTTGAGGGCCGGTAGCACCGTTTTGAGAGATTGCAGAAAGGACCGCTCCAGCCGAGTACGTAACGTTTGTCGTCACCGTACCTGATGCGGCAGATACCTGCTTTTGAGCTACCCAGAGCTGAACGCCTGCTGTACCCGGATTAGTTGGAACAGAAGTATTCCAGCTATCCGTGCCGGAGTACGACGTATTCGCTCCGCTAGCCCAAGTAAATGTAGCCGTTCCATTCGGCAAAGCTGGCTGCGTTGATGACCACTTGTACAAGTATGATGTGGCGTACTGTGTACCGTTCGTACCGTTTGTTCCGTCCCGGCCTGCTGCGCCGTCTTCCACTTTCGAGATGACTTGGGACGCAGTGTACATTTGCCCGTTGTCAGTAACAGTTGCCGTCACAGTTACGTTATCAAGCGACATCGAGCTAAATGCCAATGTACGAGTATTTCCAGTTCCAGACAACGTTGCACTACCGACTGGAGACACAGCGAATGATGCGACTGCTCCGGCGATATTCACAGGGGTAGCTTGAATAGTGATCGTCGTCGGGAATGGTGTACCGTCAGTCGCCACGTGGAATACCGGCGTACTAACAGCGAGGGCTAGGTAGCGACCCCCTGCTGTTGCGCGAGCTGATGCACTCTGCAACAGCACGTCGCGGTCATTCAAAGTTGTTGCCATCTTTTGTCCTTATACGAGTACGCCGACTGTAACGTGACCGTTCAGCCAATTAGGAGCCAGCGAAACAACGATACCTGTCTTTCCATTTTGAAGACCGAATCGTTGGTTAGTAATTGTGATTGCGTTACCCAGTTCAAGCGTTGCCAGCAAATCCGCTGTTCCTTCGAATTCGAACACTGTACGTGGAGTACTCCAGATATCAAGCTGACGCTGTGCTTCCGTTACTGCCTCTGTGCGACGAATCAGCATGGTATCTTGTTGAGCTGGTGCAGCGTTCAGTTTATAAGCTGCTTGCACGGCACTAGACGTTACGATGGCATTCAGCCATTCCATCTCGTAGAGCTTCTTGTGCTCGTCAGGAATCGCGGTAAGCAGTCCTTCTTGCACTGTCCAATTCTTGCAGAATCCGAGGTTAACACCGGCCTTTACAAGCGGACGGGATTTAATCTTCAACGAACGCTCAACCATCTGAGCTGGGCCGACTTGAACCGGCGTTCCAGTTCCGGGCACTGCCAACTGAATCAGACGGAGCTGTCCAAGCCTCGACATTACCAGCTGAGCCCCAACGCTTGCCGCTAGATTCTGGCACAGCTCAAGCACATTTGTACGTCCATCTGCGTACACCCCGACAGGCTGCGTGTGAGCTGCCTCGAATGTACTCAGATTCGTAGTATCAAGGTCTGCCGTGGTAAATCTGCCGCTGGCCGTTCCGTAGCTTGTTACGATACGTTGGATCAGCGCTGAAATTGTGTTGCGGTACGTTCCATCACCTTTATCACCTTGCACAGAGACAGTGATTTGCCCTGCCGATGCTTGGGTAAGTAGGAACGTGCCAGTTGTAAGGTCCGGTGTTGCATAACTCACCGGCATACCATTATCCCGAACCTCGATAATCTTTTCGATCTGGACGTCGTGCACTTGGTATTTAAGTGTCGATGCATCAACGAGTTGAGGGGTAACATTATGTACCTCTCCGAACGTCAAGCTGATAACTTCGTCTTTATTTGCTCCTGATCCTCCGATAGTTTTGTCGGTGATCGGGGTATTTAGATATTGCAATTTGTCGCGGAGCGTTAGGTTCAGCACTTCGCGAGATTTGCTGCCAATGGTCGCTACAACGCCATTGAAAATCATTTGAAAATCGGAACGAGCCCAACGCGGGTCGCCAATCCAAGCCTTCAGTGGGCGATTATCCCATACGTCATTTAGCCAACTGTCACGCTCTCCGCTGTAGTTGGCGATTTCGATATCACCTACAGAGATGCTACCACTTCCATCGATATCAAGTTGTTCAGTGTAAGTGAACCCGGTAGTTACAGCGGGTTCATAATACTGGTTAGCTGGGCTGTCCGTTGGTGACGTTACGTAAGGACGGGTAGACAAATACCGGGTTGTTTCCAACCCGGCCACTTGCACCCCTACCTCGATTAGTACCACTCGAACAGCAGCCGGGTCTTGCAACCAAGCTGCATAGTCGATCATGTATTACCTTTCTGATAGGACTTTCTTAATTGTTTGCTGAATGAAGTCAGATGCGGAAGCAGTTCCCTTCACAGCGTCAGAGATAGTTTTTGCACCCTGAGCATTTGCGTCGAACAAAGCTGCTGTCAGGTTAGCCAGTGCTTGCGCATTAGCAGTCTGGGCATCAGCCAATTGCTGCTTCAGGTCTTTAATCTCTGCCTGTAGCTCCGACGTATCCACCGCAACAGTCCCAGTAGATGTAACCGGGGCCGAAGAGTTCGTAGCAATCGTTGTAAGGCTTGATGCCATGTTGGACGCCGTAGCGTTCAATGCATCCAGAGCTGTTACCTGATCCTGCAAAGCTGCCAATTGCTTTTCAGCGTTTGACAATTGCGTATCAGCGGATGCACCGAGTTTGTCGATGTCCGTCATGACCTGATTGTACGTATCGGTGTAAGCCTGCGAACTAGCATTGACCACACGAGAAGCATCCAGATAAGCTTGAGCCGTCGCAGAAACGTTACCTTGAGCTGTAGCGTCACCCGCTTTAGCTTTTGCTACCGTATCTTCGTATTGGCGCTGTGCTTCTAGGAATTTCTGCATCGGCGTCAGGATCGACAAATCCCCAAGAGCCAAAGAGTCTTTCAAGCTCTTCAACGCATCCCTGAATGATTTCAGGCCGTCGATTGTGTTGTTCAGCGTATCAGTCGTAGCTTTGTTAGCATCTTCTGCCGCTGACATCAGCTTGTCGTAATCCCCAGACAGTGCAAGCAACTGTCCAGCCAGCTTAGGATTGCTATTGCTCGCTTCCTCAATCAGTGATCGAAGGTTCGCACGTGTAGGTGGAAGTGCAACGCCAAGTTTTGCGAACTCAGCAGTTACGGACTTCAGCATTATAGCAGACTTCTCTTGATCTGTAAAGTATTTGTCTTGGTATGTATTGACTGCTGACTGAAGCTGCAACACTCCGCCTGCACCCTTCACCATATCCAAGTTCAAACCGTTACCGTTCAAGCCGATCAGATTCATCTGAGTACGGATGGCATCAAGAGCTTTGTACGCAGCAGTCAGTTCTTCAACGCTGCCAGTCATGTTCTTAATGATTTCCCCGATACCGGACAGGTCTTTCTGAAGGATCGTTACAGTGGTTCCACCGAAATGCTTGAAAATGTTCCCTAGCACACCGCCAAGCTGAGACTTATCCATCGTACCAATGACACGAGTCGTCGTCTCCTTGTCCAACAGGCTTTGCTTCACGATCTCTGAAGCTACATCACCCTGTTTGTTGGTCAAGTCTGCGTAATTTACAGCCGTTACACCAAGTTGTTCCAACGCATTTTTAGCTTGTTCGACACCAGAGGCAACACGGACAACCGTTTGAGCGTAACCTTCTCCGATTTGCTGGAACTGCTGCATCTGCGGGTAGACGGCTGTTGCGATCTGGTCCATTGCGCTCGACAGGACGTTGTTGATTGCGTCTGTCAGCTCTTGGCCCTTCAGGTCTTTCAGCGAGATTTTCGTAGTCTTGAGAACCACGTTATCAATCGCACGTCCGACTGCATCGCTGTTTGTACCCAATGCTCCAGCAGCACCTTTCAGTGCGTCTTCGAGGTTACTAAACACCAGACCGAACTGGGCCGAAATGTCCGAACTCAATCCTTGAGTTTGAACCGAATTGCTGCTGCTCTTCGACAGACCGAACCAGCTTGAAGAAGATGTCTTCACGTTTGCATACTGGTTGAAACCACGGCCAGCTTGCAGATCAGATACACGTCCCCCGAATTGCAACCCAGAGTCAGTGATTTCCTGCGATGATTTACCCCACAACCCGCCAAGCCATTTCACAAGTGGGGCTGTAACGCCTCCCAGCAAAACAGCAGTGCCCCAAGAAATACTACTCTTGTTGCTATACGTGTCGATCCCCATGTTTTGGCCGGTAGTAATACCACTTTGCACTGCCAGCTTCGCAAGCCCTTTCATAGAGTCTTCGATATTGTGCAGCGAATTCAGCATTCCTTGTGTCAGCGGAAGCATCATATCCGAGTTCGATTTCAGCTCAGAGATAGAATCCGTGATAGATTTCGACTTAGCGTCTGCGTCCCCAAGAACCGTACCAGTACCTTGATGCTTCTGTACGTACTCGGCGTCCATGGTCGGATCAGCTCCGTGCGTGCTTGCACCCGACATTGCGTATCCAAGCCCTGCCATCACTGCACCCATAGCCGCCACACCAGCGAATCCGCCCCATCCAGACTGTGCAAAGAATTGCGCAGCACCAGCCGCTACCGAAGCAGCGGTTTGCATCATCGTACGGGCCATCTGAGCCACGTGGAAGACTTGAGCGATACCATTCAGCACACGGTAGCCCTTCGATTGTTTGTCGAAGAATCCGCTAGCTGCTTGGGCCATGTCTCCATACTGCTTCATACGATCTTCTGCTGAAGCGTTTTCAGTGTTTTGGTATTCAAGTGTAGCTTTGAACAAATCTCCAAGCGCTGTGCCAGCAGTACCGAAAGCGTCTCCAAGCGACTTAGAAATCGTATCACCGACTTCCTGCCACATACCCTTCTGCTTGTCCGCCATTGCAGCCATTTCCTTGTCGGCTTCTGCCAGCGCTTTTTTAGCCGTTGGATCACCTTTAAGGACTGCATCTGCCCACAATGCGTTACGTTTTGTCTTTAGCTCTTCAAGCTTCTTCTGATAGTCTTCAGAAGCCTTCGTAGCAGCGGTAAAGATTCCACCAATACTGCGACCATATGACTCTGACTTAAAACCTTTCAGTGTACCTTGAAGCTCAATCAGCGTAGTGTTGAAATCGTTAGCGTCTTCCTTAACTTGTGCCGAGTTCATAGCATCTCGTTGTACTGCTTCGAAAGCTTTAACTTTTTCAGCAAGTTCAGGATACGCGTCTCCGTATTTTGCAAGATCAGCTCTAGCCTGCTCCAACGCAACACGGCCTTCTTGCGACCACTTCAATTCAGCAGCTTCTACAAACCTTCCCTGATCTTCCAGTGATTTCACTTTCAATCGTACAGAGTCTTCTTCCATCTGGCGTTGTGCTGCCAAAATGTTCTGATTCCTCATTTTCTGAGCTTGAACGTAATCAACTTCAGCCCGTTCAGCTTCAGCTTTGAATCGCTCTGCATCGGCTTGCTTGTTGGGAGTGCTTTCGGCTTTCCTTTGAGCGGCACGAGCTGCTTCAGCGGTTTTAGTAGCTGCTTCAACTTCAGCATCAGCCACTTCGTTAATCATCTGAATCTGGCCGATTTGCCCTGCCTTGAACTTTGCTTGCTCCTGTTCGCGGAAGTTAGCGAGTGCTTGGCTGGCTGCTTTGATGATGTCTTGTTGCGCAGTGATGGCCTCGTTGTACGCTGCATTCAGAGCTTTCGTATCTACCTTCCCCGACAATTGACCATCTCCGGGAGAGATGATGCGGTTCTTCTTAGCCTCTGCATCGGACCAGTCGGCGTTCTTCCCCGCAGCTCCGATAAGCCCTTCGACGGCTTTCTTTGCATTCTCGGTTTGAATAGCCACTTTACGGCTAGACTCCGCGTATGCAATGTTCGCAGACACTGCGTTAGCAATATTATCAAACAAACCCTGCTGCCCGAAAAACTTACGCTTTTCTAGCGCTGCTTTCTGCCCTTCCTCATCCAACTTCAGAATAGCTTCAGCTTTCGCTCTCTCGCTCCCCGACATCTTAGCCAAGTAATCGTCACGGACTTTCAGGAGCGCGTTCACGCCTGCTTTAGCGTCATCAATTGCTTTCTGAGAAGCTTCCCTACGCTCCTTTGCTTCCTGTGCGCGCTGTGCAGCAGCGTCAGAACCATACTTAACACGGAGATTGTACAGGCTCGTTTGTTTCTCGGTTTCCTTTTCGACTTCTTTTACGTAGTCTGTCAAATTACCTTCAGCATCCTTGTTGCTCAGGGCACGGTCTTTCGCCTGCTTATACATCTGCCAAGCGAATGTCAAAGCTGCAATGGCGACACCAATCGGACCTAGAGCTGCATTGAACGTAGCTGCTGCACCGGCTGCTGCACGAATACCAGACGCCATTTCCAAGAACTTAGCGCCTGCCATGCCGAACGCCACGTCACGGAGAAGCGCTGCATTATCGAACAGCACTTTCGTGAAATCGACAAGAAGACTGATAACGGTTTTCAGGCCGCTCTTGAATTCTTCCGAAGCAAAAGCTTCCTTTAGCGCTCGTGCGATTGCCCCGATCTGAGGTTGGATTTGCGTGAACACTTGGCTGAACGTCGTTTCAAGAGTGTTCTTTACAGACTTGAACTGGTTTTCCGTTGTCTGAGACATCGCGATAGCGGCGAGCTTGGCAGTTGCAGCAGACTCTTTGATCTGATCTTGAAGCTCAACCAGTTTGTTGTGAGTGCTATCAACTTTAGTACCGTACCTTTCGGTGTCATCGGCTGCTTGGTGTAGCAACGAAATAAGGGCCGCGCCTTCACGCAGACCTTGTTGACCGAACATCTTCACCATCGCCATGTTACGGGCTCCAGTGCTGAGCCTGTTAAACCCTTCGTCCAGCTTTTGAATCACTTCTACCAGCGGAAGCATGAAACCTTGCGCGTCACGGAAGCTGCTAATGGACATATGCATGTCCTTCAACGTCTGCGTTACTTTCTGCGTTGAGGCAGACAGGTCTTTGTATAGGTTCTTCAGGGCCGTACCAGCAGCAGTACCTTGGATGCCAAGGTTAGCCACAGCAGCAAGGCCGACAGCGATGTCCTGCAACGAAGCGCCGTATGTAGTGCCAACCGCTGCTGCTGATTTGAAAGCCCCCGAAATACTGTCAACGCTGGACATCGACGCAGCAGCGGTTTTCACGATAACGTCAGAAATGTGATCGAAACTTTCCGCCGTATATCCTAGAGCTGATCCAACCTGCACAAGCGTCTCTGCCGATTTCTCGATAGATACTTCTCCCCCGATAGCGAGGTTAAGTGCCGCACCTACGCCCTTCAGGGATTGCTCAGCATTCAAACCTGCCAGCGTCAAGGTTTTCAGCGCTTCAGCAACTTCTTTTGGACCGCTAGTTCCAGTACCAAGAGAGTTGATGGCATCAGACATCTTGACCATCTCGGTTGTCGTTGCGCCACCTAGAACGCGAATACCTTCAAGCGTTTGCTCGACATCCTTTCCAACACCGATAACGCCCTTCAGGGACGCACCTAGAGCAATACCGACACCCATACCAGCAAGGTTGCCGTACGTGACCCATAGCGCTCCTAGCGACCCCGAAAGACCACGCGCAAGCGCATGGGCCTCCGCCATAGCTTCGTTATTGACACGTGCCGACGCCGCAGCACGCGTTTGGCTCTGCGCCATACGTTCGAGAACTGCTGTCAGAGCCGTCATAGACGAAACAAGGGCTGTAGCATTTGCTACTCCACCTGACAACGTACCATTCGTGCCGACGACGGCGGTTCCCAACTTCTTTACAGCGGCTTCGGCATTGTCAGCAGACGTAGCGAGTTTATCCAATTGCTTTGCAGCAGTTTGGATACCTTGGCTCTTAACGTCTACGACAAGTTGGCTAATATCTTGTGTTGCCATTCCCGTTCCTTATAAAACGACCTTTCGGCCTATCACTCTCGTTTTTGTGCAGAAAGCATGGATGCGAATACGTCTTCCACTTTCGTCTCCACCATCTTGCGCACAACTTCGTCTTTTGCTTCTTTCGGCTCCACTTTAACATACGGAGGTTTTGCACCTTTCTTCGATGCTACCGAGTGCTCTGCTACATACGCCCTGCTAAGGTTGTAGATTGCCCTATATTCTTTAGGGGTCAAAATTCCAACCATATCGTTACATCTTGCCCACGATTCAATCTCTTGCCACGACAGACCAGACAGCCCCATTCCATTAGTGCTCGCTACCCCGGCAGAATGCAAAAGAGCTACGAGATACCCCGCTGCTTCCGATACATCGGGCATTGGAATTTCTCGTAGCTCTTGAACTGATACATCCAGCGTGTCGGGGAGTGAACCGTCTTCGGCCTTTTCCCCGGAGTCGTCCAGCGGGACAATATCACCTAATGCTGCCCGCCTTATTTGCTCCGACCGGCTGAGTTTTTGACCTTCTGGGACAGCGTTGTAGTACGCTTCCTGTCGAACAAAAAGTTCAGCCTCATCGACTGTTACTTGAAAAGCTCGATAGTACCCAGTGCTTCGTCAATCTGCGCTTTGATGAATCCGATGGAATCGTCGCCCAACATTGCACGGAATTGTGCGTCCGATTTGACCGGCTCTCCATCATACGACAGATTCTCCGAGTCGATGCAGCATGCCACCAGCAGTTCGATGCCTTCTGCTTTTTGTTCCTCAGCGTTCAGCTTCTTATTGCCGCGCTTGATGCTGCGGTTAATCATTGCGTTCACAGCTAGACGGTACTCACGCGATCCGGTTGAGGCGACGGTGACGGTGACGGGGTTAGTACCTTTCGGGTCCAGTTCGCCTTTGTCGTTCACGTACAGCGGTTCGTCGGTGAACGGGTTCTTCAGATGCAGAACAGTCGATTCCTTGATTGCTAGGCTTTTTACGTCAAACATGGTATATTCCTTTTCATGGTAGGTTGCGGCAGTTATTGCCTGTATTTTTACTAACGTAGCTCGCTACGCAGATACCAACGATTGTACACTACGTACCACACTTTGTCAAATTTTGGTATCACTACGTACTAAACTATGTTAGTAAAAAGCCGACCCGAAGGTCGGCCATCCATTACGCGGTTTGGTTCGTCGTAACGATGTCGTTGTCGATTTCAACGTCAACAGTCAGGCCGGTGATCTGGTCAACCGATCCAACTTCCAGCGTCCATCCCATCACCTGTCCGGTGAAGTAGTAGGTCGTTCCCGACTGGGTGACAACTTTGAACGCGTACGATACGTCTTGGTCCGAAGCGGCTTTGATAGCGATCTGACCATTATCCAGAATCGAATCACCCATCTTCAGTTGCAGGGTGCCGTTGTTAAACGAACCTTTACGCTTAACGGTTTGACGTGAGCCTAGCGGGTTAAACGACACTAGGTTGTACTTCTTACCGAATGAGCCAAGATCAGTTAGTTCACCGATGGCGATGTACGATGCTCCGGCGAAGGTGGCAGCGTCGTACGTGGTAGCAAGACCAGCCGGAGCGGCAGTAGGCGCCGAACCAGTGCCCGAGATGAACAGGGTTGTACCAGCACTGGTACGTACTTTTGAAACAGCCATTTGTTACTCCTTTGTTAAATTAGTTGGCAAGCAGGATGACGGTCATGCCAGTTGCACCAGTCACGGTGATGGCACCTGTACCTGCTAGGTATGCTGCGTGCGAATCAAGCGTTACGAACACCGAAGCGCCTGCTGCTACCGGAACTGATAGACCGGCACTCAAGTCAACAGTCGTACCACCAGCACCCGGAATTGGGTAAGCCGCCGATGGGGCAGTACCTTTGATAACAGCCGTCAGTGCACCGGCAGTGTTGTTGTGTAGCTCAAGCACTTGTCCAGTATTCGGCACGTACGTGAACGTATCCGATGCTGATGCGGTGATACGGGTAGCAGTTACCTTAGCGCCGCGATTAGTTGTAGTGATAGCACCCATTTATTTTCCTTCGAAGAAAAGTTGTTATGATTCAATTCGGTAGTTGCCACGAACGGGGACGAATGCGTACCCGTCGATAATGCTCCCACGTGACCAACTCAAGGGCTGTTCAATGCTGACTGTCCCCGTCTTTGGTAGTACAGGGAAAAGCGATACAATGCTTTGACCAATCGCTTCCACTTCTCCCATTCCTTTTCCAGCTTCGGCGTAGCAATTCACTTGGAACATTCCTAGTTCACGCACACCATCTGCTGATACTGTCCGCAACTTACTGTCCGAACCGAGCATATACACTTCTAGGTAGGGACCACTTGCGGGCTTAGTAAAATTCACGCCCTCAAAGGCGACTGGGATCGGCGGAATTTGCGCTTCAGCCCATGTGTTAATTCTTGTTTCGATTTCTGATCGCGCTGTCATTATGGCCTCTTATATTTCGGTGCGACTTTGATAAAGGCTTTAGCGATCATTGCGTAAGGGCCGATGCGTCCAGTCCACTCAGGAGCGGGCCATCCGGCATACTCGGCACGGAAGCCATACGGAGTTGAGTTCGATAGGCTAACGCTTCCATCCTTACCTACGAAGCCCGTATAAGCCCGTAGAGACGCGATCTGCGTTAGGCTGGACATTCCATCCTTACTGGCCGACGCTTCGTTGTACGACGCGTTATATGTCCCACCTGTGCCTCCGTACCAGTTGTTCTTCAGGATACCCTTGTCAACTGGCGTACCGTTCACTACTTCAGTGAACAACTCGGCCGCTATGTCGATGATCTTGTTGCTTACCTCTTGCTTGACCTTTGCGTTATGGAGCCTAATAGAGTCAGCGAATCCCATTAGGCCCTCGCGTAAATCTCGTACAGGTAGCTCTTCGTCCCAGACGGGTTATGGTCTTTTACAACCTTCACTACCCATTTCTTCCCTTCGAACAGGAGGCAATCTACCTCTGCACGCGGAAGCGGTGAGTCTTCGCTCGGCTGAACGAAAATCCATTTATCCCCTGTTTGGATCGTTGTTCCTGCTTTGGTCAACAGTCCTAGAGACTTCTGAATGTAGTCTTGAGCAATAATTCGCACTGGGTACTCGGTAACGCTTGAGATTGTAGTGGAGGTTTCTGGATCGTACGTAGATTCACCAGAGTCCACTACCAGCGTTGCGTCCCCGCCGAACCGAGCCATCATCGAATAAACGGTTCTGATTAGCGGGTCAACCATTAGTAGAACCTTCCGATAGTACTAAACGGATCGTTAGGAATTGTGCTTGGCGGCAGAGCCATCAAATGCATATCCTGCGATTGTGTTGTCGTGATGTAGTTGTTATTCCAATCCTTCTGGAATTGCACAAGAGGCAATTCAACCTCTTGCCCGAATTCGTTCTTAATCGTTGGAACGTATGGCATCGGAGCGATGTCCATGAAGTTCGGATTAAGGATCGTAGCTTTAACGAATGCAAGGTAGTTGTTGAACCACTCTGAACCGAACACTTCGATCTGCGCTAGTTTCTGGTGCGTCTGGGATGTCAGCATCGCCAGAATATATTGTGCTACCAGAACGCTCGCTTTCGGGAGGTTGTTATTCGTGTCCTGCAATGCCGAGATATAAACCGAATCAGGCATCAACGGAAGATCGGAGAAATCACCGACCCGGAGGCGCATCTTACCTACGGGTGTTGTTGGATCAAGAAGTGCCATGATATTCCTTTCAATGTTATCTATGAAGGCTAGGTACGGAATTAACCGTTTGACATGGAACGTAACCTTCATAGATAACAGACCCCGAAGGGTCTGTCTTCAAGCATTAGTTGCTTGTGGTAGCCTTCACAACCATCAGTGGCTTCAGCAGCGCGTTGATGAAGTTCGACTCCGATTCGATGGTGTAGGCAGTGCCGTTCGGTGCCATCGTTTCGAACACGTAGACTTGTTCACCCAGCGTATTCACCAGACCGAAACGGTTAGCTGGCGAGAAGTACGTCTTGAAGAAGTCCGTACCAGTCGGCACGAAGTACGCATCAGCAGCCGGGATCAGACGGTTGCCGTTGTAGGCATCACGCATTTCGATGAACGTAACGCCCATGAACTCCCACGTACGACGCATTCCGATTGCGCTACCGTCTGCTGACTGACGACGACGCAGCGGTTCGCTGGTCGAAGTGTAGTATTGGTAGGCTTGCTTAACTACCTGGTGGGTAATCAGCTTTTGGAAGAACGTAGTACCGCACAGAGCGACGACACCCGTGTAGTTCACTTGACCGCTGTTATCCTGAATCTGTGCCAGAACAGTTTCGATCATTGTCGAAATCTCAGTGGTCGAAGTACCCAGCAGGAAGTCAACAGCAGCAGGACGAGCCCCGCCAGTCATTTCCTGATACCAGTCTTGCGACACAGTACCGTTCGGAGCGTACACAGTGCCCGATACGATTGCCTGCGCACGAGCTGCTTCCAGCGTCCATGCGTGGTTTTGACGGATACGAGCCAGCTTACGAGCACGCACTAGGTCCAGCGTTTCAGCTTCCGAAGCCGATCCGTAGGCGCGCTTACCTTGGATGTCTTGCGGATAGATCGCATCTTCGTATGGGAAGTGCGGAACGGTGAACGAGTGCATCTTGCGCTGTTGGTCACGGCCCACGCTTGCACGGTCGCCGCGAACGCGGTCAACGATCAGTTGGCCGTCTTTGATGATTTCTTCGAACACAACCACGTGTTCAGCAACCGATTCCTCTTGGAAGATACCCAGTTGGCCTAGCAGACCCCACTGGTTCGGAACGGTGTTTACTTCTTGGGTCCAGTCAACGACGCTGAAGCCGTTACCAAAATCGCGAACGATCATTTGTTATTCCTTTACTTGGTTAATTAGAACGAGGCTTCAACGAGGATGTTGACTGCTTTAAGAGCATCGTATGCTGCCTGCTTCTGCGTGGTCGTAGAGAACGACGCGTCCAGTTTCAGAGCCTCTTTAGCGACGATTACTTTGCCGCGCGTCAGGGCCAGAACAGGAGTATCGGTAGCTGCCACGAGGGTAGTGTCAACGATGGCACCCATCTTACCGTCACCGAGATAGATAGCAGCAGGGGTTTGTGAGCCATCAACCGCAGTGCGGACGCAGACGATGTATTTTCCGGTGGCAGTCACTTTGCCTAGAACAGTACCCAGCGTGTAAGTAGGAGTACCGGCTTCGTTAGCGGTGATGACATCAGTGTGGAACTCAAAACGCTCCGGAGTGTCGCTCATTTTTACAAGCGAACCGAAACGAGAGTATTGGCCTTCAGTTGCGAAAACTGGCATGTTACATTCCTTTATGGATTAGTTGGATTGGTTATGATCGATGGTCTTCAGGTAGTCCATCACACGCGAGCCACTGGTTTCAGTAGCAAGCGCTACAGCGTCGGTTGAACCTTCAACTCCGACTTCGTTGAATGCCGCAGACTTTGCTTCGGTATTCAGTTTGTTTGACATAGCTCCTACAGCTACATCAAACGCTGCGTCGTCCAGAGTTGCCAGCGCTGCTTGTAGGCTGGTGGCTTGCTCTGTGCCGACCACTTCTGCCAGTTTTGCAGTACGAGCTGCAACCTTTGCTTCGGCCGCTGCTTTTTCCTGAGCAGCTTTGAATTCTGTAGCAGCATTAACCAGAGCGGTCAATTCAGCGATCTTCGAATCCTTGTCTGCCAGTTCTGCAACCTTGCCGTTCAGTTGATCCGTCAGAGCGGTAACAGTGGCTTGCAGCGCTGCTACTTGGTCTGTAAGACTAGCGCTCGCGCTAGGCACTTCAGTTACGGCGTCTGCCATCGTTTCAATTCCTTCTTGTGTGGTTTCTGCTTGCGCAGCGTCGGGCGATTTCCCGAACATCCGTTTGAGTACGTCTTTCAAAATGGCTCCTTATTGCGATAGATATTCAGCGAACTGTTCGTTGGTCATGATCGAGTTAATCAGTCCCATCGATAGCGCTTTGTTAGCCCGGAACATCGAAGCCTCTGTAGACCTGATTTCCTCTTCCGAAAGTCCCGTGTATTTGGATACGTGGGTTACGAATTCGCCGTAAAGTTCATTCACACTCTCTTGTAGAGATTCAATGAACTCGTCTCGGAAATCACCATTTGCATCGAACGGAATCTTATTAGCTCCCGCTGTTACGAACGTACGTGTCAGTCCTTCTTGTTCAAGCTGCTTGCTGTTGTTCATCAGGGCGATAAGAACTCCGATGCTCCCGACTTGGCCTTGAGGATGGCAAACAACCTCGTCCGACAATACGCACAAAGCGTAAGCGGCGGATGCTGCGCAATCCTGTACGTACGAAATCAGGTAGACATCGTTATCGTCAGCCATTTTGCGGAGTGCGTCTGCGGTTTGGAAGCAATTGAATGCCTCTCCGCCGCCAGAGCTAATATCGAAGACGACTTTTTTACAGCCCATCCCGATAAGTTCGTCCATCTGATTCAACAGTCCGGCGTAGCTTGTACCAGTTGCACCACAAAGGGATTCGACTGGTTTGTTAGTCAGGCTTCCGTGGATGTTGATTAGTCCAACCTTGCCAACATTAGAAGGTTTATCAAGGTCGGCTGAAACAGTTTCTACTTGTGCCAGCATCCCAGTGTTGCGGAGGTCCAGATACGAAGTAATCGCACTGAACGCTTCCGCAGAAATGAGATGCGGCTTGTTGTACAGATCGGATGTCAATCTGCGAACAGGCCGTTGCATTGTCATGTTGTGTTCCTTATCCTGTGTTGTCACGATTTCTCGCTGACTTATCCTGCTTGCTGGACTTGCCACCGATATCTGCCGTACCTTCGCCGGATTTACCTGCTGCCATGCCATCGCCGGAGCGGCTTGCGTTACCCGTCAGATTTTCTTTATCGACTGGTTCGTCAACAGGTAGGGGCTCAACGCCAAGGACTTCGCGAGTTTTATTCAGGATTGGTCGGTCAATTTCAACAAGACCGACAGATGCCGCACGTTGCAGGGCTTTCGACCATGCTTCGCTATCGACTTCATTAACGTCACCAAACTCAAATGTTGGCAGACGATCTTGGTTCCAACCATTCAATGCGAAGATTTGAGCTACCAGATCGTTGTTAAGAACGTCGCGGATTTCATTCAGTCTGTGTTCGATTGCCATTTTGCAGAGAACGCTAGCTTCCTCTTGCTCTGCCGTCAGCACTTTCGTTGACAGGGCTGTAAGGATGTCGTTTTGCAATCCGGTGATGATCGAAGGGATGTCGAATTTGTTGTGGCCTTTTGCTTCCATCAACGTGAATTCGAACTGCTTATTCCCACCTTCATCCAGTACCAGCGGCATCACTAGAGAGCGCTGCTTACCATCCGCAATCGCTTGAGCTGCATTCAGGTACGCTTGGTACACTGCGCGCTCCGAATCGCTTGCGTCGTTCGCCATGAATTTTGGCGGGATGTAGATTACCGGGACAGAGGCAATGTCTTTCGATACACCAAGCATCAACTGGTCTTTAAGCAGTGTTAGCTGCTTATACGGCAGGTACACCGACTTCAAAATCGACTTACCTTCCGGGTTGCCTTTCACGCTATCAGCAGAGAACAACATGAACTTCGCACGGTCGATTGTAATCAGTCCGTTCGGATCAGCAAGATTCATAAACCGTGCCGAGTTTTCCATATTCTTTATACTCTGCCCGACACTCAACAACTCACGACCGTCTTCGGAGAAATTCCAGTGACGAATCGTATCTTGAGGACGTGTTGCGATCTTACGTAGCCCTACCAAACCATCATTATACTTGCTCCCGTTCCTTGTCAGGCGTCGGCGAAATACTTTTTCTTGAATGGAGAAGCCGTATTCGAGATACGTTACCACTTCCGCCATAAATTGGGGCCACGACCCTTCCATATCAGACATACAGCTTTCAACAAATGCTGCACGCTGTTTGTCAGTCTCAGTAGCGTTATCTGGCGGAGCCACGTGCCACTGAACGCCTGTAATCATCATTCGATAGATACCAAGCGATGCTGCAATTGTCGGGTCGGTCTTCATTTCCGTAACAGTCTTTAGGAACTCTGGGAATCGGAAGACTCGATTCTGTTCCTCAAGGATTCGACCACTCATGGTCGTCAGGCCGGAGAAACCAACCTCACTCAAACTGATACGTGGGATTACTGCTGAAGGATCGGCGTTCAAACCAGCGCCGCTATCAGCTTGTGGCTTTTGGTCTGCCATAGTGCTCCTTCTTTACTGTATATGCGTGATTGTACACTACGTACCCTTATTTGTCAACTTTTTGCCACACTACCTATTTACTTGCTTACGATAGTATGGTAGGAACTGGACTCGGCCTTGACAAATCAGGTACAACGAAGTCAGGGATGTTCCCGTTCTTCGCTAGGTAGTTGAATGCGTCCGCACAGGCGTCAACCTGATCGTTCTTTTCGTTCCTGATACCTTGGAAGTGTTCAAGCTCAACGAAGAAGTCTTCGTTCCAGTCTCCGCGTACAACGTCTACCAATCCGGCCTCTGCCAAAGAACAGAACGGCAGGAAGCGTTGCATCTTGCTCGTGTGCCCCGAAATCGGGATACCCTTCACAGTGATGCCCTCTTCTGCCAGCTCCTTCGTGAAGAACTGCGTAGCAGCCTTACCACCGCCGTTATCCTTCGGGATCGTCACCGGGACGTTCAGCCCGTCCTCTTGGTGCGCAGTTTCGATGATTCCTTTCACAACGCCGTCCGTCAGCTTTTGGAATCGCTTGACATGCTCCACTACGTACCGCCCTGCTTTCGTGCGGCTCATCCGCACGCCAGCGGTCCAGTCTGGGTCGGGATACGTTTCGCTCGGAATAGAGTGAGCCAAGTCCCATGAGCGGACGCGTCCTGTAACTTCGACAGGGGCGTGTTCAACCATCGTTACCCAGCTACGGTTGAAGTTGCTGTTACCTTCAGGAACAGCAGTCCAAGAGCCGTGCAAAAATCGCAACTGAGATACACGTGTACCTGCCTTCAGCTTAGCCAGATATCCGGGGTTATTCTTCAACAATACCGGGTTAGAGAACACGTCCATCGGAATGAAGCGGAATGACGTAGGATGGTAGTCCTTAGCTTTGTCCATACCATGACCATGCTTTTCAAACAGGTCATCATAACTTTCACCCCATACGATATTACCGTTTAGCTGCATGAACCAGCGTGTAATATCTTCAGTCCCCGGTTTTGGTACGCCTGTGTCCGGGTCGAGGCAGTATTTCACGAATTCATACAGCCAGCTATTACGGTTCGGGTTGCAGGTAATAATCATTCCTAGCTTACCCTTGTAACGCGCGCCCCGAATACGCTCTTGTAGTGCAAGAATGTCTTCTAGTTTGAATTCGGCGCCCTCGTCTACAATGATGTTGGTTGCCTGCCAACCCTGTACCTCTTGTTTATCTGCTGGCATAGCAACGAACTTAATGACAGCGCCGTTTGGGAAGTGCCATTCAAGGGGTTGCAGTTTGAATTCAGCGCCGAATTGCTTGTAGAGGTACTTCGATTCGTCCACAAGGCCACCGACAGCTTTTAGCACTGGGTACGTCAGACGTACGATTAGCACGCGAGCTGCCGGGTCGGTCATGCAAAAGTTAAGCGCTTTCAGAAGTGCCAGATACGACTTACCGCCTCCGGCACCACCACCGATCAACAGCATATCGGTAGTATTATCCGTCAACACCATCCGCTGCTTTTCAGAGCATGGCCCTAGAACCAATTGTTCTTCTTCGTACGCCTGCTCTACGCTTTCCGGGATTGGCTTCTTTTTAGCCATGCTCTTACTCCTTATTTCGTGATGTCCTGTGTGAACAGGTACACGTCTTTATCTAACGTAAGGACACGTCCGTACGAGTCCGTCATCTGAACATCGTAGTAGAAGTACCCTACTTGGTTTGCTTGATCCGCTGTCGGGGAAAATTCAACAATCCCCGTTTCCGGGGTGTTGATTACTCCGTCCAATTGATATACCTGAGTAGATGTATCAACCGGGTCAGGAACGGTACTAATTGTCATTTTGAACGTGCACCCGGTAAGGTTCACTACACCCCGCGTTTTTGCGTTAGTGACTGTGAAACTATCCGGGGCTGTATCTCCACGAATACGTGTGATTTGCATATCGTCCTTAGTTAAGTTTCAGTTTGAAAGGGACATCATTAAACGTCAGTTTGTACGGAGATAGGACCAACGTAATCGAGAACTTGTCTCCAGAAGCCGTATAATGCAAACCTCCTTCCGTGACGCCAGATACAGTTGAACGTCCTTCCGAATTCCCGAACGTAGATGCTACAGATGCAGCGAGTGCTTGCACTTGTGCTGCTGATATTGAGATACCACCAGTGCTGTAGATAGCAACGGACAAACCTCCAACGTTCGCAAGGCCAGTTGCTGCGCCAGAAGCGCAAGCCAAAATAACCCCGCCAGCAGCTGCCGACGATGCCCCGCCTGTGTTTGCGTTCGCTGTAGCCAAAGCTGTAACGTTTCCTGTTCCGGACGCAGACCCGTTCGAACTAGCTGTTACGCTATTGGTTGATGCTCCAACGGCCGTAACTGTTGCGCTACCTACAGCATTTGCAATTGCATTGTAGAAAGCGCTTGCGATTGCTGCCGCATTTGATGTTCCAACTGCTGTTCCATCCGCCGACCCATCGGCCGGTCCCATAGATGAACCGCCGCCACCTGACGAAGATGACCCAGCTGAAGCTCCGGCAACTGGAGCAAGTGCTACACCGCCACCAGAGTTTGAAGCAGAGCCAAAGCTTTCTGCGGACACACGCCAAATGGCATAAGCGTTACCGGACACACTTGCAGTACTTGTGCTTGATCCGTCTGACGTAAAGACGCTTACGCTGCTTGCACTGTCATTACTTGTACCGGACGCTGCTGCGTTTGTATAGAACAGCACGATATTTGCAGCGTCAAGCGAGCTTGTCCCGTTCGATGCTCCATTTGACGGGAACACAGATGTCGAAGCTCCTGCTGCACCAGCAATCGCTGTACTAGAGCCATACGCATTGAAAATAGCATTAGCTGCCGCCGTCAGATTACTCGTACCAATTGACGACCCGTCTGCGGAAAAGATGCCTCCCGCTGCTGCAATGTAATCCGTATCGTAATGTTCATCTTCTGCACTGGCAAAAATCTGCCAAGGATTAGCCTCCCACGCGGCCTGTTCAGCAGCACTTAGCGCCCTGTTCCAGATCGCAAGGAAACTTACCCCAGAAAGAAATCCACGAGCGCCATCACCTTTATTCAACACGTAGGGAAGAATAGTTGTGGACGCCGGAAGACCAATAGTATTCGTAGAACTACTAAATGCCGGTCCTTGTGTGCCTCCACTATTGCGGAACGTTACTGTTGACGAATTAACCGACATCGACATTCTCCCGCCCTGCGTAATGCTGGATCGGTTAAAAGTTACAGACGTACTAGCATTGCTAACCACCAATTGACCCTGCGACAGCACGACAGTGAATTGCGCAGTACCTTGCCCGTCGTTACGATTACCATATAGCAATTGACCGCCAGCAGAGTTCAAGATTGGGCTGCAAATCCACGCAATAGTGTAAGGACTTCCTACGATAGCGTCTCTAACACTCGCCGGAAGAGAAATAGCAGCGTTAGCGGAGTATGCGTTTACTGCTACCCCTCGTCCGTTAGGATCAGTTGTTCGTGCAAATGTTGACGGACTGATCTGCGTCTGTACGTGACCTGATGCAGAGACAGGAACAGTTAGGTCACTTGTTGCAAACACAATGCCTTGGCACAGCGGATTTGTTTTATCAAGCTGCGCACGCCCTGACGGCTGGTGTCGCATCCCCGGCATATTAAACTCCTGTCACGGCCTGAAGAGCTGCTTCTACGGTAACTGCATTAGTTGCGTTACCGTAAGCAATTGCCCTTACATACATAGCACCCCTATCAAGGATAAAAGCTCCACTGTATGCGCTACTAGCAGTGACATCGCCAGCCACAGCATAATAGTCGTACCAAGTGCTGTTATCTGGGGAAATTTGAAACTGAATCGTACATGCCACCGTAGGAGCTGACGAACCATTAGTAATACGCCAAGTAAGTTCGCCTCCGTAATACGTAGTGCAATCATATGCCGTACCAGTTACACCCGGCGACGCCTTGGTTGTGCCAGCGGCACAAGACGTTCCCGCCGCGATAATAACCTTATTCGATTTTGTGATTGCCATTATTTCATACTCCCGTCAGGGTTATAAAGAACTTCTGCCACTTCCCCTTGAGATACTGGGTCGGCTACCCTGCAAAGAGCAATCAGCTTGTCAGCTTGCGCTTGGTTCAAAATGGACGGCACAAATGCTTGAATTGTTGCCACTACTAACGGATCGCTACCAATTAGACGGCCTTGATCTAGAAGAGGGATTACGTACTTAAAACGCTGATCGCTGTGTAATGCGTCGAGCAGCGTGTTTGCGGTCGCCAAATCTCCGATTGCAGTGATAATAGTCCCGTTGCCAATCGTCAGGCCGCTAGCTTTTGTCCTACCTTCGCTAACTACCTCCGCAATTGCATGGCAATCACGGCTGGCAATCAGTTCAGCAGAGCATTTCGCAAGGATTTCTTCTTTCGTGATTGCCATGTTTAATTAGTCCTCTGTAACGAGTCCAGCAGCTGTCGTAATACGCGGCTGCACGCCAATGTTCATTATAATGTTGGGTGTTAGCGTTCCGCTGTATAGAAGCTTACCTGCACCAGACGACGACGTTCCTACACCGAAGTGTGTAAGGTTGCCTCCCGGCGACGCGGTGCACTGGCCGAAGTCAGCGTTCGCTGCAAGATTTACAGAGTTGGCTGAGACAGTGAATCCAGACGATGAACGGGCGACGGCGACGCGAGCATAGCCGGTGTACGCAGTTTCGTTAGTAGCTTGTGTTCCTGTTTCGCCCGGATCAGACGTATGAAGCGACAGGTAAAGACTACCCGCTGTCGTGCTAGGCACGATACCAGTTGCGTCACCAATAAGGGATGTTCCAACATTATTAAAGACCAGTTTCAGGAGGTCATTTTCCCATGTATCCGACTTGCTCATTTTGTTCCTTTAAGGTAGTATGTAAGCTTTTAAAAAGCTATGTGAGAAGCTGCCCCAACCTCGTTGGTGGGGCAGCAGTCTTGGCACACGTGGGATCGGTTTAATGTTGCCATTAATTTTCCCACGTGTTATTAATACTGCGGATTTCCTAGCTGATTCCATGATGGGTCAGCAGCCATTAAAATCTCTGCTTCGGGCCAGTAGTGCAGGCCATCTTGTGTAGACAGTCCTACGTAAACTGAATCGCCGGGGTTGATAGCTGTTGTTTGGCTTTGACTAATAGTCACTTGAGTAGGAGAGACGTAAGCTACAATTTCTGCGCCGAAGTTATTAGACGACGCAAATAGAGAGCGTCCAACATCAGCAGATGTGAAATCATTATTAGTCGATGTAACAGTAGTACTATTGGCAGAAACAGTGATATCTGTTAGAACTCGCCCAGACAGTGGTTTGATAATGCCAGAGTTCCGTGCTGTCTCCACAGCATCCGCTGTTTCGAAATATCCCGCCATCGCGTTGTTGAGCGTCAGCGTGCCATTTCGAATCGCGTCGTTGAGTGCACTACGGTAAGACGCGTTCGACGTTGGAGTCTGCCCAGCCGTATCCGTAAATCTATTAGTGCTAGTAGCCCTCGGCGTGATGGTCTGCCGGAAATATGGCTTCGTCGGGCCAAGCAACGCACGCATCGTATTAATGTCATTTGAGAAGCTAGCCACACTGAGATTGACGCCCGTGCCCAAATCATTGATGCCGTATTCGTCAATAATAATGTCGCATCGGTCGGCCAGTGCCTTACGGATAGTGTACGCTCCAGCTTGGGTCACATTGAAGTAGCTATCACCTGATACTGCACCGTTAATGCAGGCCATACGTGCACCGACAGCTCGTTGTGCTTCGCCTGTACGTCCTTTCGGATCAACGTGTCCATAGACCCCTTGTGTTTTTCGCTGACGGCTGTCCCCCATTAGGAATGCTGATAGCTTGGTTGAGATATCCCTAATAGCCACTGGACGGAAAGACCATCCCGGAGAGCCAACGCCGCCTGACACCATTCCACCTACCATCGTGTAATCGGTCAAGGCAGACGTTGAAGCCTTCGTTACCTCACCGGATGCAGTCGTATAATAAAAATTAAGTCCGTCATCGTAGTACGCCTTGTTCGTTGACGTATAGTGCAAATTCACCCATACCCAGAAAGTTGCGCCGTCTGGAATCGAGGCTAGAAGAGTGTTTGCATCACTCGACAAGATTGAAGTGCCATCGATTGTTGCACTCACCGATCCATTATACGTGAGCCTAGTAAACGTCCCTGCTGGGTATTCAACCGATGAGGAAATTAGTGTTGCGACGCTAGATACGCCATTTTCGGTAGAACCATTCGGGTAGGCCAGCGTCCACTCGACCACAGGCTTTGTGATCACGTCATGCGCGATGTGTGCGGACCGGCACTGCAAATAAGTCAACTGAGAACTGGTGCTGTAGAAGTTCGGTAGCGCACCACGATCTGTCACTGGACGTAGTGCCGGGGCTACACGAACGGTAGCTCCGGCAGCAGGGGGCGGTAGGTAAGTTACGGGAACAGCCCCAATAATATACCCCATGTCCGAGATTTTCACGGTGTAAGTAGAACCGCTCGATACTTCACTTCCAAACGGCACTGCTGCTCCCCCGGACGCTGGTGTTCTGGTGAACTTGAACGTCCCAGAACCTTTCAGATAAGCTCCTGTTATGACACCACCGGGAGCACTGTTGCCCGTGACGTGTAGATCACTTCCGACATTGGCTCCGAACTTTAATAGGTCAGCAAGCCGCGTCATTGCTTCACCCACATAGATTCTGCCGTTAGCTGGCCGTTTGTAAAGGTGTAAGTCTTCTTGTAGTAGTTACCAGCTAGATCGGGTCCACGAGTCTCTGATTGGAGATTGCTGCTTGTGTCGTAGGTGTACGACACAGAAAGGGAATCAGGACTGAAAGCAAACTGCCCAGATTGGTCGTATGCAAACGGAATGAACGCAGGAACGTATCCGCTTGCAATGTCGACAAGTTTTGGTGTCATTTAATGCTCCTTAGTTATACTTCTTCTGAAACACAAAAAAAGCCCGTATCGTTAGACACGGGCTACCTTAGAGGGCATACGCGGAATCGAATCGAACGCTCCACAGCAAGGGTTGGAACCTCGCTCGCCAGCCTTGGTACATGCGCGTATATAGCGTTGGCACCCAGCCTTGGTAACGCTCCAAGCCACCTACTTTCAAAGAGTAGTATCTGCCCTTGTCGATTTGCCGGGAATTGTTCTTGGTAGTCCTACTGTGGATCGAACACAGATTAGTGGATTATCGGTCCACCGTTTTAACCAGTTAAACTACGGGACTATTCGTGTCGATCTTTCTCGACCTGTCATGTACGTTAGTACCATCACGCCGTTCTTCGTGTGCACACAAATCTACGGCCAACCTATAGTCTGCTTTAACGCTTAAGAAGCAGCAACGTAGCAAGCCCCTTACGGGTACTCTGGCGGAGACTGGGTAGAGTCGAACTCCCAAGGCTATTTCTAGCTCGCACGGCTTTCAAGGCCGGTTCCGTCGCCAATCGGATTGAGTCTCCATGTTCGTGCCATTTAGTCCGATAATGGCGAAGAGTTGTTTTTACTTAGCTACCGCCCTCAAGCGCTTGGTGACGGAAACGCTTACCACGTTCAGCGAAAATTTACTCTGGCGGAAGATTGACATCCCGACTGCCATGCGCTCGACACGCACCAAAGCTTTAGCAAAGCCCGCCAGCGCCCCGGCTGGTTAATCTTCCATATAATCTGCTACCTACGTGGCTCCCCTTCCGCGAATGCCCTGTCAATTCAGGGTGAAGGTAAGTAGCAGATTATATGGCACGTAATGATGGAGTCGAACCACCCAGCCAGCGTTCGTAGCGCCAGAGCCGATATCCCTCGGATCACGTATTGTCTTGGACGCCGCAATTGGATTTTAACCAATCTCCCAAGCTTTGCAGGCAAGTACATAGTCACTCTGCCATGCGGCGGTTCATTGAGCGTGGCACGCAGCAGCCGTTATTAGCCGTAGCTTTGTGTTGTTCCACGCTTCTACTCTGGTGGACCAGTGGAGAATCGAACTCCGATCAGCGCTCCGTGCAAGGGAGGCCAGCGTAACCTACGCTCCAGCCCATATCTTGGTACTTGGTGTTGGATTCGAACCAACGACTATCACCTTGTAAGGATGATTTTCTACCGCTGAATTAACCAAGCATTGTTTTGGAGTTCCATGCCGGATTTGAACCGAGCCTGCGCGACTTGAAAGGACGCTGACCTCAACCAGAAGTCGAATGGAACACTGTATGGTGCGTGCAGAAGGAATTGAACCTCCACCGGGTCGAGCCCACTACTGATTTACAGTCAGCGCCGACTTAACCAATATTCGGCTTACACGCGTTGTTCGTCTGGTGCGGAATGAAGGTATCGAACCTTCATCTCTGGGTTTTCAGGCCAGCGCTAAGACCTCATCAGCTACTTCCGCATTAAATTCACTTACGCATACGCCGTTCGCTCGCTAGGCGCCGTATTTCGCCGGTAGCTAGTCGGCGGTAGCTGGATTCCACTTCCGTTACCATTGGGACTCGAACCCCCGTACTAGGAACCCACGTATGAGTAAATAAATTTGGTGTGACGCTGGGTTTCGATCCCATTCCTGCTGTTTCACAGACAGCAATGCTCCCATTACACTATCGTCACCATTGTACTGCTTGGTATGCAAGGCCGGATTCGAACCGACAAAAGCGTAGGGTTTGAGCCTACTGGCTGTACCGATTTACCCAAGCCACTCGCACGTTGTAATGTGGGACCGCTCTACCGACTGAGCTACGCTAGACCACTTAAGGTTTTAAGCGGCAGGAATCGAACCTGCGACGACATCCCTGACTGGTAGGCAAGGTGGGACTCGAACCCACAAAATCTACTTTCTAAGAGTAGCACGTAAACCAATTCCGTCACTTGCCCAATGTTCGTGGTACGATTACTGACAGGTACGTACCAACCTGAGTTTTACGAAACTAACGTAGCGAAGCTCTGTTACGAGCTGCTGTTCCTTGTCGGGGAACTTGGAGCGGCCTAACGGATTCGAACCGTTTTCATTTGCTTGGAAGGCAAAGCCCTATCCCAGTAGGTAGGCCGCATATTCTTAAAACTTGTACTTGGAGCCTACATTCTGCCCCGGACGAGGATTATCGCCAAGGTACAGAGTGGTAGCATTGGTCCCTGTGTCCCCTACCGGAATCAGATAGAATTCGCGGGAGTGGTCCCTGAACTGTACTGCGAAGTAGTCGATCTTACCTTCGTAAGTTTTCTGCACTACCTCATTAAAATTCTTCGACGTTGAACGTGTGTTGAATATGTACGAACCTTCGTAAGCGGCCTTCCGGCCCGTCTTAACTTGCACCTTGCGGAGAGCGCCTTCATATTCAATCACGAAGTCGTACGGTAGATTGTTACCTACGGGACGAAGTATCGGTATCTCTTTTTCCAAACACCGTAGAACAAAGCCTTGCTCAGTGATGTCTCCGATGTTTGTTGTGTTCACGTCTAGTCCTATTCTGGCGACTCTAGGGAGAATTGAACTCCCGTGCTCGGATCGACAATCCGGCGTAATAACCACTATACGATAGAGCCATTATGTTCGTGCTGATTTTTGGACATGAGCTATCAGCTAACTCTCAACTTGGCTGTGGAGGCTGGACTCGAACCAGCAGTTACCTTTCGGTGACGGATTAACAGTCCGCTGCGATACCAAATTCCGCTCACACCACAATTGTCAATCGTGTTTTGCTCTCCCTGCACGGCTCACCGGCAGAAACCCGGACACGTTACCGGGATTGGATGGTTGCGGACGCCAGATTCGAACTGGTCTTTCGGGTTATGAGCCCATAGTGCTAACCGTTACACCACACCGCAATTGTTCTTGGACAGTTCTGTTTCTTGGCCGTCTCCGCCTCAGTGAGAGTAGATTAACTCACGCCGCTTCTGCGATTGCTAAGTATGACGTTCCAGCATTCCTACGTTGCCCGGTATTCGCGTACGTACGCTTACAGGTCGTAGCTGGTACAAGTAGTTGTTACGTCAAATTCGTTACGTACTGCTATCTTACTATACGCTCGACAATTTGTCAAGTTTTGTACACTAGCACTGAATTCTGGTCTGGGAGGTTGGAATCGAACCAACTGCGACCTGTATCCAAGACAGGCTGTCTACCAATGACTTACACCCAGAATGGCACACTATCTCCCCGTGTGCAATGGGATTTGACTTACATGCCGCTTCTCAATCAATTAAGACCGTAGACGGCAACGCAGGCTCGTGGTGCTGACTGTAGGATTCGAACCCACGGCTTCCATCTTACAAGGATGGTCCCTTTCCTCTCGGGTAAGTCAGCTATGTTAGTCCCGCTTACTGATACGGGGTCAACTGCTTTCGCGATGACAGTGTGGCAACCAACCACCAAGGAGAACAAACGGAAGAGTAGTCGCCTACGACAACACTGGAGCAATCCGTAGCGTGTCGTTTCGGGGACGGTAACTTCGCCAAGACCCTGCAACGCTGGGTCTATCGAGATAGGATCAACCTCCTTTCGGAAATTAAATCAAGTGGCGACTACTCAAATCATGGCAGTACGTTGGTTATTTCGTACCACTGAATTCGTCAGTAATGCTATCTTACACTATGAAGCGTTACTTGTCAAGTTTTATTGCAACCGGCTCCACGTCTTACCTTTCGCGATGTTGTAAACGACGGTGTACGATGCGTTGTTATCCTTCGCTACTTGTGCCATGGACGCCCCACTTGCCAACTGAGCCTTGATTTGCTTCATCTTCGCGACGCGGGCCTCGTATGCAGCCGTGGAAGCTTCTTTTGCCTCTATAGCCTCCTTACCTACCTTCGCGATGCGTTTATCACGCTTCAGGGTCTTGCGTACGAGACGAAGCTGTTCTACGATATCCGTACGGCCATTGGCTGTGTACGTTTTGATAGCGATGTGAAGGGCTTGGCGAGAGATGCCTTTGGCCCGTTCTACTGCTTCGTCCAAGGTCAATTCACTCCAGCTCTTAGCCATGTCCTACTCCTTGGGTTAATGTGTTCATACTTGTTGGATCGTGTTCATATCGAGACGTGGTGCTCCGGGCTTCGGTTTATCGTCTCCCGGAACGAGCGGAGTGCTCACACCCTTCGCTTTGATTTCTGCGATCTGACGGTTCAGTTCGTCCTTGTTGATCTGGTCGGTGATACGAATCTTGATGTCGATCAAGGACTCAGCGAGCTTCAGACGCTCCTTCAGTGGAACGTTCTCTTCGTCCATCATCGAACTTGCCATCAAATCAATCGCATCTGGCGTTACCTTGTCCAGAGATTTTGCAAGGTCAGCAAGTTCATGCTTCTTCTTCACGAAGATTTGTCCTTCTCGTAGTGTTACTGCCATACGTACTCCTGAAAGTTCTTAGTATATACTACGTACACTCTTTTGTCAACTTTACGCAACATCCTATAGATATATTATTATAAATATCTATTGACTATGTTATAGAATATCTATAGTGTTACTTAACTACTTATTTATTGTTCCCCCTTTCAGGGGAACATATAGTAGTAGTTTATAAATATTACTTATATTCTTTCTTCTACTCCCTCACTCGCTGCGCTCGTTCGGTCGTATGTTACACTATAGTCTTAAGTTTGTCAACTTTAGACAGTACTACTTGACATATCGTAAGGAGTACTATATAATCTTCTTACTTATAAACATGGAGGTATTAAATGAGTGACATCATCTACCACGACATCGTGGAAACCAGTCTCGCAAAGTTTGCGAAGGAACTGGAACTGAAGGTCATGGATGGCTGGGCCATCAGTGTCGCAAATCCGGGAGATGTAGTAGGTCTATGGGGCGGTACGTACACCGTTACGCTTGAGCGAAGCAACGACACTGTGCAACGTCTTCGCACGAATGTTGCGAGCGTACAGGACCAGACACCTAAACAGTCGAAAGCTGATAGCTTGGCTAAAGCTCGTCAAGCCAGATGGGGTAAGACAGACGGAAAGTGATTGTTTGTTCGTACATTGATGTACGGAAACAACACTTTCAAATTTTCTTGTTCCGTTACATTACGCCTGCGGCATAATTCTTCCTGTCGGCCACATGCCGAGAACAAATAACCTAACAACTGGAGTCTGAGTAGATGAGCAACCTGCTGATCCTGCGCAATTCGCTGAAACTGAACGCCGATGTCATTACCCTGCTGCAATTTGCTGTCAAGGAATGCAAGCTGGAAGCAGCACATTGGCGCAAGCAAGGCGAGACGGCGTATTTCGTGGAAGCATGTGCGGATCGTCGCAAACACGCTGTAAAGCTGGATAAGGCCGTCGAGATGCAGAAACGTATCAAGGAAGAAATCTCGACCATCTTCCGCAAAGAACGTATCCGCGTGAAGTACATGCGCGTATTTGGTAAGTTGCCTGAACAGCAGCAGGCTACCACTCGTGAGCAGGAAGCGATGCTCGACGCCCTGCTGGCAGAGCAGAAGGCAGAGTTGGCCCTCTTGTTCGTAGATACGAAAGTTGCAAAAACTGCTTGACCGTCTAGGTTTTATACGTGATAATCCTTCCATCGCAACCCACCGCATGGAAGGACATCATGAAGAAGAAAATCATCGGCTACACCCGCGTATCGACCAAAGAGCAAGGCAAGACGAAAAACGGTCTGGAGGCACAGGCAGAGGCAATCCGCCTGTTCGCCCACTACAACGGTTACGAAATCGTTGAAATAGTTCAGGAAGTCCGCACTGGAGCCGATGACGAGCGCCCGGTGCTTGCTGAAATCACCAAACGAGCAAAGAAGATCGGCGCCTACATCGTCGTCAACAAGCTCGACCGCCTCTCTCGTGACGCCGTGTTCATCCTCACGTACGTCCGCGACAATCCCCGCACTATCGTGACCCAGCTTGGCGAGGACGTTGACCCGTTCACGCTGCACATCTACGCCGGTTTGGCGGAGAAAGAGCGCAAGATGATTTCGGACCGCACACGGGATGGCCTGCAAGCCAAGAAAGCCCGTGGCGAGGTTCTTGGGGCGTCTGCCGCTGTCCGTGCGAAGGCTGTCGCATGCGCTTCCTTGGCCCTCAAGGAACAGGCTGACGCGTTTGCTGACAAACTCCGCCCGATGATCCAGCGTATGATCCTCGCCGGGATGTCCTACCGGGCGATGGCGAACGAATTGAACGACATGCGGGTGAAGACCGCCCGTGGCGGTGAATGGCACGCCATGTCCGTCAAAAACGTCGTAGACCGCTTCAGAGAGGTAGCGTGAAGCGCCGCAGGCGGGCCGCAAAAATTTTGCCGGGAGTCCCGGCTTTTTAACCAAAGGAGAAGAAAATGACGGACTTTGAATTCGATATGACTATCGCAGCGGCTTCGGGCTTCGCACTGGCTGCTCACGCGGGCCAGAAGCGCAAGTACACAGGCGAGGATTATTACCATCACCCGAAACGTGTCGCTGAAATTCTCGACCAGCACGGTCACAAAGACCTCGTGACGCTTCAAGCGGCCCTGCTGCACGATACGGTCGAGGACACGCACATCACGCACGAGCAGATCATCGAGTATTTCGGCAACGACGTGGCCGTCCTCGTGGGTTGGCTGACGAAAACTGAGTGGGAAGCTCCGGCACCGTCCCGTGCGGAGCGCAAAGCGTTCGAAATCGCCCGCCTGAAGGACGCTCCAGCCGTCGTCAAGACGATCAAGCTGGCCGACCGCTGCGACAACCTGCCGTCCGTCATCGAACACGATCCGAAATTCGCTCCTGTCATCGTTGCAGAGACGCGTGAGCTACTGGACGGAGCCCTCGTCGGCGGTTGCCCGGTGCTCTGGGCGAAGCTGGACGCCATCGTGCGTGAATTTCAGCAACAAAACGCTTGCGGTGCAGCGTAAGTAGCACTACAATCGTACTTCCTCAACCAACCCAAGGAGTAACACAGATGGAACTGATTCAAATTAACAAAGAACAAGTCGGCGGCGTGGTAATTGACACCGTTGACGCACGGGAGCTGCATACCCGCCTGCAACTCGGTCAAGATTTCTCCGACTGGGCTAAGAAGAAGCTTGCAGTAACGCGTTCCGTCGAGAACGTTGATTACGTTGCTGTCGATACATCCAATATCGCACCGCCGAGAAAAGGGCGTATGGACTACAAGTTGTCAATCCGGACTGCACTGGAGTTCGCTCGGCGCACGGAGGGTGGGGTCGCAAGAGCTGTCCAAGTGTACCTTGAGCGTCATGTCCCGACCACCGCTGTAGCAGTAGCGCCTGTCGCTAAAAAGTTCACGCCTCCTGTCCATCTGGCGAACGTCAAAACGATGTCGTCTGTGGAAATCGTGGAAGTCATCAACCAGCTTCGCCCTACTGGCAAGGCTGAACTGCGCCACGATGACTTCATGGTGAAAATCCGCTCTCACCCCGGAATCGAAGCCCGGAATTTTTCGGGCTACTACGTAGGGGGAAATGGGAAGACCAACCCCTGCTACTACCTGCCAAAGCGGGAAGCGGAACTGATGGTAATGTCGGAATCGCTGGAAGTTCAGACGAAAGTATATGACCGCTTGACGGAACTGGAACATCAAGTAGCAAACACTACGTTCAAGCTTCCGCAGACGTACGCCGAAGCGCTTCTGGAACTGGCAGCTAACGTGCAACGTACGGAAGCCCTGCAACTGGAGAATGCACAGAAGGCCGTGCAGATCGAACAGCAGACGATGCTCATCGAGACTCAGAAGCCGTCAGTCGAATTCGTTGATAAGTATGTTGACGGACAAGAACTAAAACCGTTCCGCGTCGTAGCGAAGCTGCTGGGAGCAAACGAGCGCGAATTCCGCAACTTCCTCGTAGATAACGGATACAATCGTCGCTTGAATGGTAAGTGGGTGCACACCGACAGGTACGGCCCTAAAGGTATGAAGCTGTTCGATATGAAGACCAGCGTAAATGCTGAAGGCGTAACATTCGAGCAGAGCCGCTTCACAGCGAAGGGCGTTGTGGTAATTTCTCAACGTTGGAACGAACGGAAGCCTGTCCTGACCCGCAAGCCACCCGCGATTCCGACGTACACCAGCTACAACACTTGACACAACAGCATAGGTAGGGCTACAATCCTACCTACAAACTTACCAAGGAGCACTACATGCCTGCCGTAGATACGAAAGACTGGAAGTTAGCAGCTACGCTCGACTACAAATGCAAGACGGAGCCGACCTATCACAACTGCGACTATTGCGGAGGAAGCGGGACGGTCGGTGGAGGGTTCAAAAGCCTTGACGGGCCGGAGGATTGCCCACGATGCTTCGGCACTGGCGGGAGTTCAGACTATAGCCATATCGAGCCTAAACCTGCAATCCCGCGAGGGTTGATTGACCATATGAGGAAGTCGTACCAAGAGTACTTGGCGATGCCTGAAGTTGAAAACGAAGACAGCACATGCTGCAAGGGGGCGTAATGCGATTCGGACATATCGTTGCATAGCTGTGCATTATCGCGTTCGCAGCGAACGCAATCTACATGCTAAGGGTGAACGCTGTCCGTGCGGAAGAGAAGACGCAGAGGGTATCGACGTTTTACCAAGAGCATAACTGTCGCCCTGAAGGGTACGTGGCGACTCGGAACGAACCAGTACGTACCTACCGTTGTGACAACGGGCTATTTATCGCGGAGGATATGAAATGAAGAAATTTGTACGACTGATGAAGGCACTGTTCATCGTAGTGCTTGCAATGCTAGGCGTGCTGCTGGTAATGCTGATGATGGTGTGGACGAAAGGGCTGTTCGTGGTCCTTGTCCTGTTCGGTATTGCACTGTACGGGGTATATCAGTACCTCGATTTCCATGAAAAGGACTGACATGGAAGACCGAAACGCTGTGAACCACAACGGCTGGAACGTACAAACTCTTAGCGTGGACGGGTGGGTGACGTTCGCTGGCCCATTCGCTGACAGAACGGAAGCTACGGAGTGCTGCGAGGATGCGAAGCAGACGTTCTACCTGACGGAGTTCCGTGTGTACGAAGCACTATCTACGAAGGAGAAGAAATGAATAAGGAAGACTGTAAGGAACACTGCTACCACTACACAGGTATTGCTCTAGTGTCATGGCCTGTCCAGTACCAGCAGAAGTGCTGCCATTGCGGTAAGGTGGAATATGAGCGTCAGGAGCTTCCATCTACCCCTCCGGGGCATGGACCACACTACCCAAACGGGAGTTCGTATTCTCTATGAATGGCATCCCATACAAGGACACGTTCGCTGCGAAGGGTAGCGAACTCTACCGGGCTCTGACGGAGGGTCCGGTGGAAGGACGAGCTAAGGCAGCTAAGGCTGTCTACGATGCAACTACGGAACGTATGTACGCTCTACTGAAGGAGAAGAAATGAGCCTTATCAAAAACATTACGATGCGCCATTGCAGCGACAGAATCATTGCTATCGTGGATTTCGAAAAGCAAGGAGTCAATGGTACGACACACGCTGTCTTCGAACAGAAGTACGCCCAATACTACGGAGACAGTGCTATGCATGCCCAGAACGCAATGATGAACGAAATCAAAGAGTTCGCGGAAAGCAAGTCATGACGACTTACAAATTCGAGGTAGGCCAGAGGGTCGAGATTCACGGACTCCCCGATTTCTCGGCGGATTGCGTCTACAACGGTATGATAGGTACTGTGGTAGCACTACCCGGCTTCCATCCTGTCTTCCGCATCGCCTATGGCGTTCTAATGGATGGCGGAGTTATCGAAACGTGTATCGATACGTATCTCCGTCCCGCTCCGCCGAAGGATCGGAAGGACTTGGACGTGAAGACGACGTGGGAGCGGTTCGACTGGAGGACAGGGATGAAGAGTATCCGCTTCCGCCGTTCCAATCCGGACTATTGACATGGCTCAACCCAAGGAGAAATACGAATACGAGCCTCACACCTTCGACCTCCGGGTCGGAGGAAAGCAATGGTGCACTGGCTGTGGACTGGTTGGATTGAACAATGCGTTCACCGACTGGGCCGTAAGGATGGGTTGCAACCATCGACTCCATCCCTCGTACAATAACAAACGTTACGAGCTTACCAAAATCTTTGACTAAAGGAGAAATATGCTTACTTCCCTATTGGCTCGCCTACGCGAGCTGTTCAGGAATGACCGCTTCCCGCCTAGCGGGCTGGCTCCAGCGTGAGCTGGATCAATACCTACCTGCCCAATGGGCATAACATTCCTCTTGCCCGTTTCCATCCGGGCGTACGCCGAAAGGCATACCCTTTGGCCCCGCCTCGTGCGGGGCTTTTCTTTTCTTGACGTTCTCTTGGAATATCCTACGCTGTGTAGCGTACGTCAAGTCACTGCACGGGCTACCGGGCCATTGGCCCTATAGAGCAAATGCTTACAGCCATGCCCGTCAACTGTAAGCCCTAGAGCCGGGATGTAGCCGTTGTGCTGCACCGGCTCTTTGTATTTCTAAGTCATTGATTTTCTTAAAAAAAAAAAATTTAAGAAACAGCCCTCATTCGCAATATCCATCGCCATTGGCGAAATTTATCCGCCCACTGCCGAAACTTTCTCGGCATTTCTCCTATGAAACACGTTCAAGATGATATGTTCAAAAAGGGTAATACCTGCGGAGGGCGAACGGATTGCTTAACGGCTCGCCGGGGGCGGCGATTGGGGTCGCCAATGGCTCAGAAATATCATAGGAGCAGCCCGGAGGGCTCAGACAGGGGGAAAGTGCCATCGGCACAGAGAACGTCGCTATGGGCCTCTAAACGCGTTTAAAGGGCTGTGTATAAAATCCAGAGGAACGTCTGGGTTGTGGACATCTACCTGTCCAGTGTGGATAACTATTCGTGCCATTGGCACAGGGATATGCCTACGGCTTGCGTATAGGCCCGTAGAGGGCCGAACGATGCCTCGTTGATGTCCGCACTAGGGTGCGTTCTGCAAACGCCTCATAGCTCGTTTAAACGATTATAGCTCTGGCCTATGGCCGAGTGTAGATCGATAGCGTTTGGTAGGGGCCAAAGGCCCGGACATGCAATTCTCGTGCCAAGAAAGAGCCATTGGCTAGTGCACAGGCTAAGCTAACGCCCCGCCTGTCTGTCATTGGCTACACATATGAGTATGTCTAGTGCCATAGGCACAGGCTATTATTGCTATGCCCTATGGGCATGGTATATGCCATAGCCTATGGCTATGTGCTATTAATTCGCCATAGGCGATAGTATTTCTGCTATGTGGGGATGATATAGGAATGATGAATAGAGAACGATAGAGTTATCTATTGTGCCAATGGCACAGGTAGGATTAGGCCAATGGCCTATAGGTTGACCCCGTTCAAGGGGTCAATGGGGAAGGTAGTACAGGCAACGGCCATAGGCCGATAGAGTTATGTTCTGTGCCTATGGCACTAGACTATGACTATAATCGTTGCGAATAACAGTGTTATATGTACGTTCTACAGGACGCGTTTAGAGCGTTTTAAATAGGCTTGCCTATACCAGCCTAGCCAAGTAATGGCGTTCGTTGAATGTAGGCCCATTCCCATGCGTTCTAGGCGTGTTACCGCATGCATGGTTAGGTAGGGTTACGTACTAGGTCGGCAGACAGGGCTGGTTGACTACTCATTGATTACGCAAGTATTGCCTAAAAGAAAAGGCCCGTCCTGTCTAGGTACGGGCCTATGTGGTTAGTCATCCGGGTACAGCTTGCACGGTGCGGGGAATGATTCGGGTTTAATCCATCCGCCCCATTTGCCTTGATTCTCTGGTGCTGAATTGGAGTTAAGCATTTTCCAATACTTGCGCATGGCTCGTGTACGCGTGTTGAAATTCACGCCGCCCCGATATGTGCGTTTGCATGTGCGGCCCCACGTAACGCCGTTACGCTGGTGCACGCCGTTTATTTTCCCTTTGTACCATCCCTCCGTTTTATTGCGGCTCATTTGCTTCCCCTTGGGCGTTATCGTGCAATTCGCTTGCGGTTTTCTTGGTAATGCCTTTGAAGCTTTCCGGCCAGTCACCGTTAGACGCACGCCCGTATTTCACGGTAAAGAAATTGCCGTCCGTTTCCCCTTGTATGACATCGCATTTACGGCTGGTAGGCCATTGGTCGAAATAGGCCAATGCCGCTTGTCGTGGCGTAGGTTTAGTGACGCGTCCAGCTTTGCCGTATGCCTGATATGCTTTCATTTCTGTTTTCCTTTAGATCGTGATTTGTTTCATGATGTCCGCGTTGGACATTTCCATAAATTCAGCTTCGGACAGAATCAGTTGCTTGATGTCTTCAGCGGATTTTTCACGGAAATAAGGGGCATCTCTGTAATTGACGCTAACGCGTACGGTGATCGTTTGCTCTTTCTCTTCCCAGTAGGAACCGGGATAACCCGATGCGAAGATTTGAATCTGAATCAATGCACCGTCAGAAAACCAATCATGCTGGTAATTGCAATATTCCTCTTTCTGTTCATCCGTCAAATCATCCCATGACGTTTCGTCGTCCAAATCGTTATCCGATAGGAACGCGTTAAAGCAATTCTTTTCCTGTTCGTTGACGAATTCCGTTTGCTTGGGTGTTACGTGGTAGGACGAATCGATACCACTGTCGACAAGCAAACTAACATCAAATCCGCCGTCCTGACGTGGCATCCATCCGGATACGTAATTACCTTCGATGTCGGACATACGAACGTCACCCATTGATTCATAACGGCACGTGACGACATCGGAAAAGGAAAGTTTGATTTCCGTTGCGAGGGAATGAATCTTTGCTTGCACCAACAACGGCACAGACGATTTAAAGTTTTTCATTTCTCGTCACTTTCGATAAGGTTGATATTCAATTGTTTTGCAACTCGTCTAGCATCGGTTTTCGTATTGCACCATGGTTGCACCATGTCTACCCCTTGAGCGTCCACGATACGCCATGCATTTACGAACCAAGCCCGTTTCATATTGAACCGTTCCTGACGGTCCTTTTTGAGGTATCCGGTTTTCATTAGTTCCCCTTCGGTTTATCGAACAATGCACCGATGGCAAGACGAGTTTCGTATTTCTCTGGATCGCGTTTATAAACGATTTGAATCTGTCCCAATGGCGAACGCGTAATGATCGCGTGCAACTGTCCTGATGCGTTATCGTACACTTCGCACGAGGTAGCAGGGTTGCGCGATTCGTCGCGATAGTGGGCAATCTGCATATGCAGAACAGCTTGAGCAACAGCCATGTTTGCATCTTTGCCCGAATTGGTTTGGATCGGATCACTATAGCGTTTGCCGACGTAGTATTTAGTTTTGATATTGCGCATGTTATGAAATCCTTTCAATTGATATTAAATAGCGTATTTCTCCGGCTTTGCTCGCGCTAACGGCCGTAAATAGTTCTGTTGTAAATTCCCATTCCCTTATTTCTTCGGGACGGCGTGATTTGGGCGTATTCACTGTGCGCATTGTTGCGGGATATGTGTTTAGCGTAGTTTCGACATACCGTCTTTCGCCTATAGTGAAACTGGCAAGGTAAGAATTCCAGCTACCTTTATTCATACCTGTAATCCCTTATACGGTTGAGTATGCAATTAGCTTGCACTCGGTATCGCCTTTGATACCGGCAATCTTCTTTTTCGAGTTAATGCAAAACGTCCGTGTCATCGTATAAAGCTTGTCGCCAACGATGCGGCATGGAATAGCTTTGCTAATCGTATTGCCATTAGGCCGGATGATTTCAATGTCCGCTAATGCGTTAATCTTGCGAGCGTTCCCGCTTCGCATGCGAGTCTGTTTCATGGTTGCCCCTTAAAGCTGGTCCGACATAGCGCTAACCCGTAGCGCTATAGCTGAATAGCTTAGTAACCGTTTTCAATTGCCCATGCTTCTATGTCGTCCAGAATGGCTGATTCGATGAAATGAGTCATACCGTCAGCGCTTTCTAATTCCCCTGTATCTTGTGCACATGCAAGTGACGCTGTATAGCTTTTGTGTGTCCGTGCCGCTTTGTATTCGATATATACGCCATTGCCCCCTTCCCCGTTGACATTCAAAATCAGCTCAACATCGTATTGATTACGATGCCCGAATTTCCTTTTAAGCGGATTTGCCATAGCGTTATCCCGTAATCAGTTTGTCACCGTCTTGCATGATGCACAGTCCGACAAGATAAGCTTTCAATCCGTCGATGTCGTCTTTATGCTTCATGTACCCATCGTCAAACAAATCGAAGCCGTTTATTTCAAATACCTGATTACCTTTATCGTCATAAACCGTCGCTTTGAATTCCCCGCGTTCGTCCAAATCGATAACGTATTCAAACGGATCGACGTCAAAGCCGAAATTGCGTTTTTCATCGTTCGTCATGTCGGCATCGCAAAGCGCCCACAAATCACCGTCTTGATACAACGTCCAGCGTTTGCCGTCTTTTTCGTAGTAGGCATTATCCAGAATGCTAGACCAGTAATCCCAATACAAATCTTGCTCATCGTCCGGACCAGCTAACAGGCAATCCCGTTGATTGTCCGATACGTGCCAGTCATTCATATTGAACGATTCTGCAAAAGCTTTTGGAATGTAAACGCCGCGTGACGAGTCAAGCAACAGCGCAACGGCGGGAAGAGTTTCGTATTTCATTTGTCGAATCCTTTAGTATCGATAATCACATAATCACGTTTTGATGCATCCCAGCACGACAGAACCACACCGTAATTTTCGTTAGGTTTGCCCCATGCATCTTTGCCCGGTTCTGTCGCAATGAACGCGTTTCTTGCCTGTCCTTTGCGTTCTCCGATAAAGACAATCGAATTCATGCCGCACGGTACACGGTTTTTATCGTCCGTACGGTCTACCCTGTAATCATTCGCCATTCTATAACCTCGTGTTAGTTAATCCGACAATACGCAATCCGGTATTCTGAATTGCGTATTAGCTGATTAGCTCGTGATTTGCTTTAAGCACTCAGGGCAATCTACCTTGCTCTTAATTTGAGTGCATTTCGCGTGATAACTCCCATTTCCGCAGATTGCACGTAAATATGGTCTAGCATCAAAGCAAGATTTGTGTTTGCCAACCCTATTTGCAAACTCTTCACGCGTTAGACCGTAATGCGTCAATTCAGGCTTTGCCATTATTGCCCCTTACTTGATGTCAAACGGAAACGGGAAGCCGTCAAGCGCTGCAATCAAATCCGGCTTTACTGCGGCATCCACTCCACCACTACGCCAGCCAAAGCAAAAACGCCCGGTATGATTGTAATAGATTGGTTGCTCAGTTATGCCGTGGTCCATTAACCAAATCATACCGTCGTATTCTGTATTAGCATTACGAATTGCTGAATCCCGTTCTTTAAGCAAATCAGCGCGACGTTTTGCGATGCGTGCTCTTCCGCGTGCAGTGGTGCCATGCAATTGCGCATCCTTGTACAGTGGAAGACGTTCGGCCAGTTCGTCAGGCGTCAACGGTTCGCGAACCTCATTCGCGATTGGTTGCATTCGCGTCAAATGCAATTCCGTCGATTTAAGATATTCGCTATCAAGGCATTTCGGGCAAAACTTTGGTACGTCGGGCATATCCATCTGATTACCGCAAAAACCGCATTTGCAACGGTTAGCGCGCGCCGTTCGCATTTCTTCGGTTTGTTCTAACCAATGCCCACGCTTCAAATTCGGGTTATTGTTCGGCTTGTAGTCCATTGCCCAATCGAAAACCCGATGTCCGTTTTTACCGTCCCTGCCTTCGGTGTTCCATTGGTTATCAAACAGAAAGTCAGTTTCGAGTGTAACAGGCCCAGCCAATTGCGGGATGTAATGGCTTCCAGCTCCATGTGATTCAAAACATTTCAATCCTTTTGCTTTAAGACTTTCGACAAGTGCCAAATACGCCGCTTTTTCCTCCGAATTGCTGATGTTGAAATCGAAGACGTGCAAGACGGTGCTAATGTTTTTGCTCATGATTTTATGCCTTTAATCGTTGGTGTATGCTGGTTCGATTTGGTTATTGCAGTAGTCGCAAATCAAATCGTTGTTTTCGAAATTCACGTCGGTATGCAAAGACCCGTTATGCAGCAAATCACGGGACAAGCTTTTGTAATTCTCTTTTGCGCATTTAAAGCAAATGCAATCTCCGTCTTTGTTAATCAGGTAAAGCGGATATCCTCCCGGCCATACAAATCCGCCGCGACGAATGGTTGCTCGCAATTGCTGGGAATCGCGAGACTTAGAGAACGTGAAACTGTATTGTTTGCGAACTACTGCGCAATCTCTTTTGCGAATCAAATCACCGTTATCCGCAACAAACACATTTTTAAAAGTGTCGTATGCCATGATTAACTGTTCCTTTTCAGCATGCCGATTTGGATTTGCCTTTGTACCTCTTGCAACGCGAGAACCAGAGCATCTAATGAATCGTCACCGATGAAAACCGATTCGCCTAGACGATTTGTAATCTTGGTCGCTTGTCCGTCTTCTTTCAAAACAACGCCATGCGTGATTTCTTTTCCGCCAACATTTACGCCAGTAGAGAAAATAGTTTCAACGCGGTTTTTAGCTCCGTCTACACCAAACTTGAAAGCCATAATTCATTTCCCCTTTATCTTGAATTCATAATGAGTCACTGGTTTAACTTCCACGCCGTAACGCGTCAAAAACGCACCGTAGGCGCTCGCAAGCGTTTGCCATGCGTCCGCATCGTCTGGTATGCCCAAAAGCTCTAGGCGCTTGTCTATCGCCTTTTCGTACACATCAGTTATGTTATCGGGCGTGACTCCAAAATCTGTTTGTTGCCCATTTCCAGCAACACGAATAACAAAACCTTTGTTCTGTTTGTGACGTCTGAAATTTAGGCCCATAGGCGAACCGTCGCCATTTAGCAATTTCATTCCGGTATGCCTCCTATAAAAGAATCCGACATAGCGCACGAGGATGCGCTATAGCTGATTAGCTCTTACGGGTTGCGAAAGTCTTGCGGGTTTTCCTTTCCAGTTCGGCAAGCGTTTTTGGCTTCGGACGTTCGAAATGCTCATTGATTGCTTGAATCAGTTCCGTTGCGCATCCATGCCATGCCCGGCCGTTTACCATCGGAGAATCAAGCTGTTCGGGCGTTTTGGCTGCAACAGACTTTGCGTACTGTTCCAAACCTTGCAAGATGAATACTTGCATCAGTGCGCCGTGGTTCGAGAATTCCATTACGTGCTTTACGAATTGCACATTAGTTTTACGCTTTGCCATGATCTTATTCCTTATACAGTCTTTTGATATTCACGTGCTTTACCTGCCCATTCAAGCAACTGATTAGCGAATTGCTCTGCCTGCTCTGGCGTAAAGCGTAAAAAGAAACTTTTATTATCCGTATCCTTTAATTGGCAATGGACGCCATGTCTTTCGGAATGGTAGCTGTATCCGATGGAATAGGATACAAGGTTATCGGCATCCTTCCATCTAGTAAGAAACTTTTCCGATGAAAGTAGTTCACGCTTTGCTAATTGCATATTATGCCCCTTTGTATGCGATCAATTCGCCATTGAAATCATAGATGTGTGTTGCACCGAATTTGCGAGCGTCATAGCATTTAAGCCATTCGATTGCGGCATCGTAGGACCATGCCGAATGCACCACTTTGAAATGTGCATTACGGACAGTGTACGGTGCAAGGCAATTCACGCTATCGATAATGAAATCGATAATAGCCTTTTTTAATTTCTTCATTTTGTTTTGTCTCCGTTATTAGAATTTTGTTTCCAGCCCGATAAAGCGCAACTCATGCCATGCACGGTTAGCACGCTGGAGACTTTCCGACAAACGAGGATCATTTGCCGTTAGAAAGATTCCGTATTCTTTTGTTGCCGTTGCGAATTCCGTAATTACATCGGCCAATTCTTTTTGCTGTTGTGGCGTCAAGCAATTCAGGATTGCCGAACGCAAATCTTTTTGTGCTTTCATGACGTTCTCACTCTGCATTAACTGGTTTGCACATTTGACGCGCTGTTTCGAGCGCATCCAAATAATCCGATGTGAAATAATCGGCTGGTTCGTAATGCTTGCCATGCTCGTGCAATTGGCAAACATATTCGGCCGTGTCCGTATCCTTTTTGATCTTTACAGAACGTCCGGTTTTCGCTGCATCCGGTAATTGAATAATTTGAATCAGGCGCATTTCATTTCCTTTTATCGTATCCGGTAATCGCAAATGTACGTTGTCCGTCTACAGTTGTAACGGTAAACAACGCTTTGCAGTGGTACAGCATTGCGCGAATCAGAACGGTATGTTTGTATTTCTCCGGCACGGTAAATTGTGCGATTTCTTTATTTACTATTGCTTCGTTGAATTGCGAATGTGTTTTACAGGTTTTCATTCCGCATCCTTTAAATGATGAATTCTTTATGATCTTTCACGCCGAACAGTTCGGCATATTCAAGCAATGCCGTTTTCTGTGCGTTCGTGCGGGATGCACGAATCAACGCGGACAACCCAAGCGCCACACTGTCTTGCATTTCTAACTTGTAGTAAATTGCGAGTTTTTGAATCTCTTTCACTTGCGATTTATTTAATGCTTCGATTCCCATTTCATACTCCGTCAGTGAGATAAATTCGGAACCGCTATTTCTAACGGTTCCTAGTTTTATCTACTGTCCTAAGCGACATTCCCATGTGGCCTAGTTTGTATGCCCCTCTTGTTACGCTATCCCAGCGATACGGGCATCATGTTATGAATTGTTAAAGAACAGACTTATTGGCTATCTACCTATTGCCACCGCTTTGCGCTTTGGAATCCACCGCTACGCGCCGCTAGGCTTTAGGGCATTCGCCCCTTCCCTGACACATCGTTGTGTGTGTCAGTGGTTAGGATTATGCCTAGGATTTAGGGTATCCGCAATACCCTATTTAAAATAATTTGTAACAGCGCCACGGTAGGTAGGCAGCGATACGTACGCGACCTAAAAGAGAAATCACGCACGCGTGACGCACGCGCACGTAGCAACATTCGTGCCAGAACTCCATAAGCAACAACTGTGCCAGAAAACCGAAAAACGCGATAGAGACGTTTTCTCGGTATGGTTGATATGCCGCTATACCCCAGTGTGAATAACTCATTGGCGCCCCCTCAAAACGCGTTTAAACGGCATAGGGATGTGGATAACTTTTGCTTAAAAACATGGTCTTTAGACGCGGTTTGTGTAAATCGTCCTGTTTATTTCTGTGAAATTTGCAAGCAAAGCACGTCACAATGGCATAGTTATCCACAGGCAGAAAGGTACTTTTCTTTTCAAATCAAAGACTTAACTCTTATAGCTTATCAGTTTTAAGTCTGATGTCTTATATAAGACTACTCTTGTATAAGAGTGCTATGTAAGCAACATTCCTTACCACACAAGCAACATGGCACAGAGTTTGCATGGGCAAGTAGCGTGCCAGCTAGTGTTACGTTCCATCCTACGATCTAGCCTATGGTCTAACCTGATGAGTGAGGTATCGACCGTAACCTGTTGTGTACGGCTCCAGCCTGATAGAGTGGGTAATCGGGCATTGTGTCCCGTTGCTTGGATGGAAGGGAATGTTACTTACAAGTAACTCTTTCCAATGGGTAACTGTTGCCTAAAATAAATACATGGCTGTACCTGTCGCACGCGTCCGGGCGTTCGGTGTTTGCTATCGAAAACCAAAATCGATAGTGAATAGCATTTACCTATCAATCGGCATAGTATGATAGGCGATAGGCTATTGGCTGTGGATAACATGCATCAGGGGAAACATATCCACAGAACGGCCGTGCTTTTCTAAGGTTGCCCACAGGCCGGGACGGGTTGTGCACAGCTTGTCCACAGGTTATCCACAGTTCGTTGATTTTGAGCAACTTTCTCTGCTGCGGTGCACCAATTCGCCTATTTTCGGGGCAGGATCGGGCGATTTCTCTTTAAGAAGAGACTCGAAAATTCCCCAGTCCTGTTTGAAAATCTGACTTTTGATTTTCAAAAGCAAATCCGAGAAAACTCTACATACGAAAACGCCACGGACGAGCCGTGGCGTTCATTTTTGAAAATCTCCGAAGGGTCGTTACACTACCTTGGACGCGTCAAAACCGTCTACGAGCGCATTCCAGCCGTCAGGATCGCCATCGGTGTAGCTCCAGTCGGCGAGCGCTTCTGAGCCGTCTTCCGCGTTCCCTAGCACGAACATCAGGTAATGTTTCTTGAAGCCTTCCTTGCACATCCAGACGTACGAGATGTCGAGGTTGAACACCACTTCCATCGCTTCCTTGACGTTGCTCACCTTCTCGTGTTCGTCGCCATCGTACACGTCCACGAGCTGGAACCCGGCCTCTACGGCTTGCGTAAGAAGGGCATACACGACCTTACGCTCGTTCTTTGCCCGGATGTGCATCGGCTGGCCTTTCCACAGCTTTGCATCGATGTCGAGGGCCGGGAAACCGTTATCTGCTACGCTGGTATCAACGCCCTTGCAATCCAACAGGTAACGCACGAACGCTGCTTTCAGCTTTTCCAGCACTTCACCGTCGCGCAGAGGTACACCGTACACTTTAGCACGGTACACCATGTCATCCAGTGCCAACATCATGATGTTACGCTCGTTCTCCGTCAGTGTGTCGTAGAGCTTGTCCAGAAATTCACGTTCAGCAGCGGTAAGGCCCATTTTAATTCTCCTTCAGGTTAATGAGCTTGCAATGTAGCACAAAAAGAAAAGCCCCGCAATAGCGGGGGCCGTATGTTGGTAGCACTACTTATACCATCTTGCGAAGAGCGGTAATAATACGATCATCCACAACGAATTCACCACTCTCAAGCCGACCTATCCAACGCAACGTCTCTGCGCGTTTTGCTGCTTTATACGCAGTTTCAGCAGATTCAACCGTTTGGAACGAACCAAGCGACTGCGTTCTATTATCAATGCCAATGATAGCCCGGTATGTCCCGCTCCCACGTCGTAGGTACACGCCAACTGGTAGACCATCAGTTTTAGTAGGGTTTACAGGTTTGATGAACGCGTTCAGACTGTGAGGAATCAGTACGCAAGTTTCCGGGGAGTACACCTTTGAGCCTCCCGCCAGAAAATCCTTGTCCAACTCATAGCCCAGACCGTACCCCACCTGTGAAACGTACCATTCAGCAAACTTCTGAAAGTCTTTGAATTCTTCAGAGAGTTCACAGCCAAGGTACGCAGGCTTTTCACCTGACTTGCAACGGTTGCGCATGCAGTTCCACACGTTACCGGCTAGCGTTCGGTGCCATTTCCGGTCAATTGTCCGACCTTGCAGCCACATACCATTATCTTGTTGGTCTGGAAGCATTACACAGCTCCAAATGAATCCCAGTTACGTTTTGAATCCGTTCGCTCCCAGTTTTGTTGCTGCTTACCGCGTTTCTGTTGCGGTTGCCGCTCCGTTTGCTCGCCACGTGGCGGGCGCTGGTTGTTGAGCTTACGGGTGTTGCGTTCGAAATTGAAATTGCCTTGCATGGTGTTGCTCCCTAGTTTTGGTTGTGTGTTATGTATGTGGCGTTTATTCGCCTTGGTCCGACAGTTCCAGATTACGGGCCTGATCCCTGAGACTTAGAATGTACCGTCCGTTACCCGCCCGAAGATGCCCCTTGCGAAGCCTCTTGCTAGTGCCATCCGGAAGAATCTGGTAGAGCCTAGCCGTGCCAGCATACCCGCCTTCGCGTTGGTTACGGCTCCGTTTGTCGGTCTGACAAGGGAAGCCAGTCATATCAACAAGCCCGTAGTAACGCAACAGGGCTGTCATGCGGTCGGCATCAGCTTTCACAGCGGCCCGAAGTTCGGTGTATGTCGCGTAATCCTTGTCGTCGCTGGTAGCTGCTTTCGACCGCTTCACCCACGGGAAAGCTTCCTTATCGCCCATGATACCGGCGTCAATCGCCTTGCTAAGAGCCTCCGCTTGCAAATGCTTTGTAATCGCACCGTGCGCAGTGCCCAAGCTTGCGTACCCTTCCTGTTTGAAGCCATCGGCCAGAACGAAGTAGCGGGTAGACGAAGCCGGGATGCCGTGCTGAATCTTGAAACCCTTGTACTCGGTTGTGGTAGTCATATTTACCTCGTCGTTAAGTAGTGCTACGTATGGTAGCGACAAAAAGAAAACCCGTCAAGGGGTTTGTGCAAAAATCAAAGAGTGCGGAGGATGTTGCGAGGACGCCACACGGACAGGCCGATGCTGACGTTGAGACGATACCACGCGGGAGTAGGACGGTTCACAGCACGCCAGATGGCGGGGACGTCGAAAAACGTTTTCATAGCACGTCGTTTGGGACAGGAGTTGATGGAGGTCAAACTCTACCACGTTTTCCTGTCCCGCACAACAGCTAGGTTATTTCTTGGCCTTACCGGCTGGTGCGGGGGCACGACGGGCTTGCCCTGTTGCACGAGGTTTCGAAGCGGCCGGGGCGTCCGCCTTTGGCTCATCCTTCGGAGGCTCTGCCAGTGCAGGGTCGGCTGGTTGTTCGGCTGGCTTCGTTGCCGAGTCGTGCAACGCCTGTGCAGCCGTGGCGAGCGGATCGGACAGGCCCGTCACCTGTGCCAGCATTTCCTTACGCTTGCGCAACTCTTCTTGCGACTCGCGTTCGATCTGCTGTTCAAATTCTGCCGTCAATTCTTTACATGCCTGTTTCGCTGCTTCGTAATCCGTGGTAGCGTTCTGGATCGTGGCCGACAGTTCTGCCATGCGTGCGTTCAGTTCCTTGATACGGCGGAACATCGCAGCGCTAGGAGGCTCGTTAGGATCGACAGGAACGGGCGTAGGAGCCGTTGCGGCGGGCATTGGGGCTGGAACCTCGCCCTCTTTTGGCAAATCGCCTGTAGGGACGTTAGGGGCGTTTTGTGCATCGATTGGCTTGGCAGTGCTCTTACGCTGCGTTGCCAGAGGTTGCTTATCCTCGCTCACAACGCTAGACGGAGCCGATTGCGGAGCCAGCATGTTAGGAAGCGGACGAGACGTACGCGGCATACGGTGCGTGATACGAATTACCTGATCCTGCTTGCCAGTAGCTTGTTTGAAGCGTTCCATCAGAACACGCTCGTCATCAGCGGACAGCGGGGAAGTCATCTTGTAGTAGTCCAGCGGCATATATTCCGGTTTGCCAGTGCCTTTCCACACTTGAATCTTGTTACCGTTGATGCTGTCGCGCAGGAAAACAACCGGGGTTTGTTGAGCTGGATCAAAGCGGCAGAGGATGTCGGTAGCCATGATGTAACTCCTATATAGAAAGAAAGTGAACACAAGGTTTAACTCTGTCTCGTGCTGCATTGCAGCGGACAACTAAAGTTTATACGTAGGGAAGAAGAATGCAAGTGGTTATCTCAAGCGTACGCACTCTTTTGATAAATATTTGCTAACAATGTTGTGAAGGTACAACATGTTTGAAATAAATTTTATACACCTTCCCTTGTGACAATTCTTCCGTCCTATCTACCTTACGTACGTAGGTGTGTTCCTACAAATCAATAAGTTACGTAGGAAAGAAGCTAGTGTTACGTAGATTGTTACGTAAATATATTACAACTTTGTGACATGGTATGTACGTAGTGCTGTTCATGCATACAGTATTTTTAATTACAAGGCATGCAGAACTGAACGGAAACGTGTAAAATGAGAAGTGGGTGGAAGATTACCCGCTCTCTGAAACGCTGATTTTCTGCTTAAAAGTTGTGCAAAAGCTAGGAAATGTAAGGTTTCCTAGCTGCTGCTTTGCCTAAACGGAGGGAATATAGAGAAAACGTAGTAAAAACACAACATAGTATGCAACATTTCTTATGAGAAACAATCATAGGGAAGGGAGTTGCTTTACCTAAAGATTTGGCGACGGTAAGCAACATAGTAGGGTGTTCTGTATGTTGGCAGAGCTGCCTATATAAGAAAGAAGTGAAAATTTCCCCATCCCGGCTTGAAAATCTGACTTTTGATTTCCAAAAGCAAATCCGAGAAATGTCCGGGAGCGAAAATAAGTAGCACTACCTGCTTGACACGGAAAAATTTTTCGTGGAGAATGCGAATCACACCAACCAACCAAGGAGAGAACAATATGAAACTGCATGACATCATCAAACAACTAGGTGACGCAAGCGGTACGCTGGAAAAACAAGCCATCCTTGACAGTCATAAGGGCAACGAACTGCTGAAAGAGTTCGTGAGAGCCACGCTCGATCCTGCTATCAACTACTACCAGTCGAAGCTGCCGAAAGGTTACGAAAAACTGCATCAGGGCACGACAGAATTCGGCGTAGCGGACCTTCGCTTCATGGAGCATCTGTCGAATCGCGTATTCACTGGAAGCGAAGCAAGTAATCGTCTTGCTGGACACGCAGCAGCGTTGAACGCGGAAGGTCGGGATTTGCTTGCCATGATGGTTAGCCGTAAGCTGGGGAAGACGAACGTAGGCGAGACAATGGCTCTTAAAACGTGGCCCGGACTGTTCTTCACGGTTCCGTACCAACGTTGCTCGCTGCTGGATGCGAAGGCTCGTGAACGTTTCGGTAAGCTGAAGCGCTTCTACGTCCAGACCAAGGCAGATGGTTCGTTCGCGTACGTCGTCAAACGTCTCGACGGCTCCGTAGATGTAATCACGCGTCAGGGCTCGAAATACCCGCAATGGTTTGCTGAAAAGCTGGCCTACGGACTGGCTCCGGGTAAGGTGCTGGTCGGTGAACTTCTGGTGGACGAGACGCAATTCGTTGAAGGTAATGGGGATACCACGTACCATCTCGACCGCAAGACGGCCAACGGCCTGCTGAATTCGGCCCTGAAGGACGGAGAGAAGTTCGACCTGTCGAAGTATTCCGTTCGTATGGAAGCGTGGGACTTGCTGACGCAGCAGGAATTCGAAGACGGGAAGTCGAACCGTCCGTACGAAGAGCGTCTGGACGGGCTGCGCTATGAAGCGGACAAGCTGGAGAACAAGCAGGTCACGATCATCTTCACGGAAATCGTCAGCTCGTTGGAAGAAGCGTTCGCTATCTACCAAGAGCACTTGCAACGTGGCCTCGAAGGTTGTATCATCAAAGACCCGGCATCGCTGTGGAAGGATGGTACTGCTAAGGACATGGTGAAGCTGAAGATCAAGTTCCAAGTGGAGATGCGTGTCACTGGTGTGTATGAAGGTGAAGGCAAGGCTGCTGGTATGCTGGGCGGCATCTACATCCAGTCCGAAGACGGTCTGATCGAATGTGCGTGCGGCTCCGGGTTCTCGGATGCACAGCGGAAACAGTACTGGGATTACCCGGAACTGATCGGTAATGCTGTGGTGACGGTGGAAGCGAACGACATCACGCAAGCTCGTGATGACCGTAAGAAGCCTTCGCTATCGCTGCCGATCTTCGTGGAAATCCGTGCGGACAAGCAATCACTGGGCGCTGATAAGGCAGACCGCATCTACGCACAACTGGAAGCTGCGAAGCAGGGATAAAAGCATGCTTTTTCGTAGTATCGCTTGACAAACGAAACAGTAGGAAGTAAGATAACGCTTCCTACAAACCAACCAAGGAGAAAATAATGTTTAAAAAAGGCGATAAAGTGGTTTGCATCAACGTGGACGTGATGGGCTGCTCGTCTCCGAACAACGTGACGTTGGATAAGACGTACACCGTCGCAAACGACCAAGTAACCGATACCAACGTGAACGTTATCGGTGATAACGGATGCATCCAAGGACTGTTCCCAGAGCGGTTCAAGCTGCGCGAGGCGGCGAAGGCTACGCTCGACCTGTCGAAGCCAGTGGAAACCCAAGACGGCCGCCCGGTAACACTCGTTCTGACGGACGCACGCGGCGATTTCCCGCTCCGTGGTTACATCGATGACAGTGAAGATATGCTGAGCTGGACCGCTGAGGGTAAGTATTACATGTCTCGTCCGGACTACCGTGACCTTCGTAACGTTCCGCCGAAACCGTTGGAGAAGACCGTGTACCTTAACGTTTACAAAGACGGAGATACCTTGTGTGCAGGTTCATGGAACTCCCGTGCTGAGGCTGACAGCGGGATGTGCAGTGACCGTGTGGCCTGCATCAAAGTGAATCTGGTCGAAGGCCAATTTGACGAATAAGGAGCGAACAATGTCTACCGAAATCCAAGAGCCGCGTATCCCGTTCACCCGTTTCATGGACATGCACAGCGGCGGAAGCTGCAAGATCGACATTAACGGTGTGGGCAAGCAGTACATCTACATTGAAGCACCGGAAGATGCCGCAGTGGCGATCTTCGAAGAGCGTTTTGGGCGCGATCCACATAACGTTACCTGCAATTGCTGCGGCAACGACTACAGCATCAGCGAATCGCCTACGCTGGAAGAGGCTAGCGGCTACGACCGAAGCTGCAAATGGGTAAATGGCACGTACATCGATGAACCGGACACCCGGCGCTCGTGGAAGTCCTACAAGACGGTTGCTGAATACGTCAAGCAAGAGGACGTTTTGGTAATCTACGCAAACGGCGTCGAGCAATAATACGTAACACAACCAACTAACTAAGGAGAATAACAATGACTGAACGTAAACTGGCAACCATCCGCCGTATCAAACAAATCATGCCCATTGCTGGTGCGGACAAGATCGAGGTTGCAATGGTCGATGGCTGGCAAGTCGTCGTGAAGAAGGGCGAATTCAAGGAAGGTGAGTTGGCCGTCTACTTCGAAATCGATTCGTGGGTGCCGAACACCATCGCTCCGTTCCTGACGAAAGAAGGATACGAGCCGAAGGAATACAACGGCGTGAAGGGCGAGCGTCTGAAGACGATCAAGTTGCGCAAAACGCTGTCGCAAGGTCTGCTGCTACCGCTGGCTGTCGTACCGTACTTCGAGGACATTCGCCCTGAAAGCGCGGGTATGGACGTGACCGAGGCTCTGGGCGTCCAGAAGTGGGAAGCCCCGGAAGAGAGAACTTCGAACAACAACGGCCAGATGCCGTCGAAGACACGCTCGTTCCCGTACTTCATCAAGAAGACGGACCAAGAGCGTGCACAGAACTACGGGCACATGATCGAACAGAACCTCGACACCATCTTCGAAGTGACAGTGAAGAAGGACGGTTCCAGCCTGACGGTGTTCCGTATCGTACCGGGTAGCGAATACTACGAAGATGCGAAGGCACTGGTGCATGGCAAGGACTCGCTGTTCACTCGCATTAAGAACTTCGTGCTGCGCAAGAAACCTCAGCCGGTGTTTGGCCTGTGCTCGCGTAACGTGCTGCTGCCGCTCGACGGTACGTCGAATTTCCACACGGCTGCTAAGCCTCTCATCGAGAAGCTGAACGACAATCTGGACATCCTGTGCGAAGGCTCCATCGCTCTGCAAGGCGAGCTGGTTGCTCCGGACATCCAAGGCAACTACGAGAAGGTGAAGGGCGTTGAATTCCACCTGTTTGACATCTTCAAGATCGACATGCAAGAGTACATGCTGCCGTGGGAACGCACGTCGTACGCTATCTCGAACGATATCAACCACGCTACTGTGGTAGATAAGGGTACGCTGCGAAACATCCTGCAACTGAAGGAAGGCGAAGACCCTGTGCAAAAGCTCTTGACATACGCATCGGGTGAAGGCGATAATCCGGGTGTGATGCGTGAAGGCGTCGTGTTCAAGGCATGCGACAAGGACTTCAGCTTCAAGTGTATTAGCAACCACTACCTTCTTCTGAAAGAGAAGGCGTAATGCGAGCGGGCACTGAATTTTCACTTGCTGAACTCAGTGCTGCCTTTTATTATGACGAGACGAGTGAAAGTTGCCTCCGACTGCGGAAGGACAAACCTCGTGGGCGAAAGCACACAACAGTTGTCAATAAAGCAGGAGACGCTGTAGGGCACTTTCACGACGCAACCGGCTGCTGGATCACGAGGCACAAAGGTGTCCAACTGAAGTGCCACAGGATTGTCTATGCAATCGTGAACAAAGTGGAGCTTGGTACGGACGACGAAGTTGACCACGAAGACGGCGACCGAAGTAACAATCGGGCGTCCAATTTGAGGCTAGTAGGTACGATAGAGAACAGCCGTAACAAGGCTATGTACGAGAACAACTCGTCCGGTAAAACTGGAGTCGGATTTCATGTGAACAAGGCAGGAAACACTTATGCCAAGGTACAGTGGAATGATGTCGGTGAAGGTAAAAGGCGCACGAAGTATTTCAGCGTCGATAAGTACGGCTTGCTGCCAGCGTTTTCCGCAGCTTGCTTCTACCGCAGTGCTGTGGTAAGCTACTTGAATTCCGAAGGTGCAGGCTATACAGAAAGGCATGGGAAATGATAAGACGGTTGCTTAGTGTGGTAGTGCTATGTACATCACTGGTTACGAACACGCTGGCAACCCCGCCGCACATCCCGATGGCCCCAGCCATCACACGAGACGACATCTGCATGGCATGGGTTATCGATGACGAAGCCCGTGGTGAGCCGCTACGGGGCCAACGAGCCGTGTATGATGTCGTCAAGCACCGGATGGAAATTCGACGCCTTACGGCGTGCGAGGTAGTTAAGGAACCTTACCAGTTCTCAGGCTACCATCGTGGCATGAGGTTGACAGCGACCGAAGAAATGTTGCAACGCTTGTCGAAAGTACGTAGAATAGCACCTGTCGCAAGTAACGCTACGTACTTTCATAGCAACAAAGTGCACCCAACGTGGGCACACAAGATGAAACGAATTCTAACCATCGGAAAGCATGCTTTTTACATGCCCCGAAAACCAAAGGAGAAACACAAATGACCCATCCAATCGGTACAAAACTTCGCGTGATTAACGACCTTGGCGACGACTTCGTAGTCGGGGATATCGTCTACTCAGTCCCTAACACGTTCAAACCCATGTACAGTGATCCAACGAAGTTCACGGCTGTGTCCAAGAGCAAGTCTAGCACAGCGCACGGCGGGTGGACCGATGGCGACTTCGAAGTAGTGGAAGAGGAAGCACCACTGAAGAACTTCATCATCGACGTTACCGACGTGGAAACTACTATCCGTGTCGGCAAGCTGCTGAGTTCGGACCAGCTCAAGCGTATCATCGACATTCTGGGGGAGTGATGGTAACAATCGAAGGTAAGTACGGAATCAAGGCTACCATCCTCGCTGACTCGATCAGCAAGGCGGGCGTCCGGTTCCTGACGTTCGAAATCGAATACCCGCGTCTGGTGTTGGCGGAGCTGAACACGCACCGGATGCTGTCGAAGAACAGCTTCAGCTCACGTGCTGTACCGTTCCTGAAGATGCTCAAGCAACTGCTGGGCCGTCCGTTCCGTTTCGGTGCAAACCAGAGTGGTATGCAGGACAAAGGTGAAGACTTCAACGCTGGCGTTCTGGGCTGGCCTGTGGAGTACGATGGTAACTCTGGTTCCCCGCTGTGGACGCCTGAAGAAGCTTGGGACGAAGCGAAGGAACACGCCATCTACTTCGCAGATCAGTTCAATAAGGCTGGCTACCACAAGCAAGTGTACAATCGCCTACTTGAGCCGTTCCAGATGATGAAGACGGTGCTGAGTGGTACTGAGCTGGAGAACTTCTTCTGGCTCCGCGACCATGAAGCTGCTGATCCGACTCTGGCGGAACTGGCCCGTGTGATGAACGAGGCACGTAAGGCTTCTACGCCGGAGTTGTTGCAGGCTGGTGAATGGCACTTGCCTTACATCTATGGCAAGGCTGTAAAGGAAGACGGCACGATCATCGGCTACCAGATGAACGAGGAAATCGGGGAAGAGGGCCGATTGCTGACGCTGGAAGAGGCAATCAAGGTATCATGTGCACGTTGCGCTGCTGTAAGCTATCGTAACGAAGGTTACGGGCTGGAGAAGTCGCTGGAAGTGTACGACCGGCTGGTGGGTGACGAGAAAAAGCATGCTTCTGCGTTCGAACACTGTGCTACGCCGATCCGTGAATGGGGCTACTACCCAAGCAGTGTTCGTCCGACGAACTACGAACAGAACCATCCGTGGGTTCCGTACACATGGGAAGAAGGCATCACGCACGTGGATCGTCAAGGTAAGTTGTGGTCGGGCAACCTGAAGGGCTGGCGGCAGTATCGGAAGTTCATTCCGGGCGAGAACTATGTTGGCCCGTCAGCTTAAAACGATAGGGCAACGGGCCTTGGTGCAAGCCAAGGCTTGTCCTAACACTCGCTCGATCATCATGTGTGGTAAGGCTACAAGCGAGAATGCCTTGTGGAAATTCCTCGCAACGAGTAAGATGTCGGGCTTCACGTACGATGCTCGTAGCCGTTCGATTACCCATAAGGACGGTGGTAAGGTTATGTTGCGACATGCCGACAGGGATGTCCGTGAATATGCCGGATACCAGATTTCACATCTCTGGATTGACGAGTACGTGAAGCCCGAAGCGCTGGAGTTTATGCGTTGCCGGATACGCTCGACGCTTGAGCAAAAAGACCCGATGGGAGTGTATTGCTACTACGGAAGGAAGGAGTGAATGCGGGATACATGGAGAGGCACGGGAAATGAGCAACAAATGGAACATTGATTTAAGTTACCCGCATAACGAGCAGTGCCCGAGATGCGCAAGAGAGGGACGCGATTCTGCACGGGATAATCTACAAGTTTATTCAGAAGGTAATGGAGCCTACTGCCACGCTTGCGGGTGGACTTTACTGAGCGACGAAGAGAAGGCTAAACGAGGGATTTATGAAGAGGAAGAGGATGAACAAGTGAGCACTCGTGACCCGATTACAGATGAAGAGAACGCAACCATAAAAGGCTACACAGGAACTAAATCAAAAGGGTGGAGGGGTATCAAAGATGAAACAAACAAGTATTTCGGCATCAGATATGAATATGATGAAGAGACGGGAGAGCCAGATGCCCAGTATGTACCGACGACAATTAATGGCAAGCTCGTTGGCTACAAGGTCAGAAGAATGCCAAAAGACTTCAGCGGTCCCGTTGGAGTTGTTGGCAAGGACTGTGACCTCGTGGGGCAATTCAGGTTCACCAATGGTGGCAGGGTAGTCGTCATCGTTGGTGGTGAGGTAGATCAACTGTCGGCCTACCAAATGCTAGCGGAGTACCAAGAGTCGAAAGGCTACGATGCTGTCCCGGTCGTATCGCCTACCGTGGGCGAAACAGGTTGCGTGAAGCAAATCCAAGCACAGTATGAATGGTTCAACAAGTTTGACAGGATCATCATCGGCATGGACAATGACGCTGCCGGGGAGACAGCTACGCATAAGATCGCGAAGGTTCTGCCGAAGGGTAAGGTGTATGTCGCCAAGTGGTCACGCAAAGACCCAAATCTTATGCTGACAAGCGGGCTGGAGAAGGAGTTCGTCAACAACTACTTCAAGGCCAAGCCGTACACGCCGGATGGTATCGTGGGGTCGAGTGGACTGGGTGACAAGATTCGTGAAGCAGCAGGGATGAAGAAGATTCCGCTACCTCCGTTCATGCACAAGCTGCAAAAGATGATGGCTGGCGGGTTCCCGCTCAAGACCATTATCAACCTCGGCTCTGCGTCTGGTACTGGTAAGTCTACTATCGTGGACGAGATGACGTACTACTGGATTTTCAACAGTCCGTACAAAGTAGGTATCGTCACGCTCGAAAGCGACAGCGGGCAGTACGGTACGAAGATTCTGAGCCGACACGTCGGACGGAAGATCGACCTGATCGAAGACGAAACGGACAAACTGGCATACCTCGACTCGGACTACGTGCGGGAGAAGGAAAAAGAGCTGTACTTCATGCCGGATGGTACGGATCGCTTCTATCTTATCGAGGACCGCGATGGCGGCCTTGAGTCGATGAAGGCGAAGATCGAAGAGCTGATTATCGCTTGCGGTTGTCAACTCATCATTCTGGACCCGTTGCAGGACATTCTGGACGGTATGACGAACGAAGAGCAAGCTGTCTTCCTGAAATGGATGAAGGGCATGTTGAAGTCGCACGACGTAACGTTCATCAACGTCAACCACGTTCGTAAGAGCGGTGGCGGACAGAAGGCCAACTCCACCGGGGCTGATCTGTTTGAGGAAGATATGCAGGGTTCGTCTTCCATTTTTAAATCCGGGGCATGCAATCTTCTCTTTACGCGTAACAAAGAGGCAGAGGACGAGATTGAAAGAAATACTACCCGCATGAAGGCTAGTAAGATTCGCTGGACCGGCAAGACGGGCGTTGCAGGAGAGTATTTTTACGATAACGCTAGTCACACCATGTTTGATAAGGACGACTACCTAGCTAAGAACGGTACTAAGGAATTCTGATGAAATACGCAGACTTCCTTGAATATGCCCCGAACGTACCAAGCGGGCTTAGGTGGAAGGTGGCTAGAGGCGGCGGAGTAAAAGCCGGGGACATGGCGGGAGCCATGTCTTCCTCTGGTTACTGGGGATTGAAGCTCGGAGGGGAGCGCCTGCTGTGCCACAGGGTTGTGTGGGCGTTGCTAGACGGAGAACTGCCAGATAGTAGTATGTGTATTGACCACATCAACGGCAACAAGAGTGACAACAGGAGGGAGAATCTTCGTACTACTACCATACAAGGCAACAACAGAAACCGAGCTAAGCGCGGAAGTAACACATCCGGCGTGACTGGGGGTATTTAGCGTCTCAGTGACATTTCCAAGTGAAGATTTCACCCGGCACTATTTCAGAGCATCTTGGGCAAACTCCGAGGGCAAGCAAAGGGTGAAGTCGTTCAGTATCGATACCCTCGGTGTTATGGTGGCGTTCAGAGACGCTTGCAGGCACCGGGACCATGAGATAGAGAAACTGAACGTGCACGGGGCAGGTTATACTTCCCGGCACGGAAATTAGTAGTTGACACACGTACGTAGATAGCTTACACTACGTACTTCCAATCAACCAAGGAGAAAATTATGACGCAAGCAACCAATCAAATCACGTCGAAGTTCAAAGATACATTCGTAAAACTGCACGGAGGCTCTACAGGTGAAGCCGAGAAGGCATACTTCGCTATGGGCTTCCGGTGGGGCTTCGGCAATCCTCGTCAAGTTCATGATTACTCCCCGGCGGCATACATCCGCGTGGACGACGAAGGCACTATTTGGCACGCATCGGGCACATCTCCGAAAGTTCCAAGTTCCGCTGTTGTGAAAGGCCCGCAACGTGAAGTGACGCTGGACGAGCTGAAAGCTGCTGCGGAAGAAGTGAAAGCTATCAAACGCGAGGAAAGCAAGGCTTCCAAGAAGCGTCGTGCGCAGCGTAAATGGGATGCTACGGCTACCAAGAAGACTCACAACACTATCCCTGTCCGAAAGGATGTTCTGGTGTCTGTTCGTTTTCGTAACGGCAACACGGAAACTGGACGAGCCGGTTATTTCTGTTGGTACGATTTCGGCGGCTTTACCATCGAAAGCTACAAAGTGCTGACGCCGAATAAGCACAAACAGAAGCCCGCAGTAAGCGAGTGGATCGAGTGGAAAGGTGGAAAAATGCCGGTCGTTGCGGGAACATTGGTGGAGATACGTTTTAGCGATGGTGATGAGCTTCTGGCAACCGCAGCAGATACGTATTACTGGGACTGGAAACAAGACGGTAGTGGGGGCGATATCGTAGCGTACCGCATCCAACCGGAAAGCGAACAGATGAAGACCGTAACGCAGGAACAGATGGTTGTTGATCTGGCACAAAGTATGGGCAAATCGATTGCCCTTGAAGTAGGTTCGCTGTCAGCTCTGGGCACTGGTCCGGGCGTCATTACAACTGGAACGATCAACACGGAAAGTACGAAGCCATTTGGTATCGATTGGACTGGTAATGTGCAACCTGATACGAATGTGGCTCCAGACACAAACCCGAAGCGTCAGTACGGCGTGTCGTCGGTGCCGTTGAATATGTGGAGCCCACTGGCGACTGCGTACGGCGCACTCGGTCTGTACAATGGTTCACTGAAGTACGGTAAGGCCAACTTCGCGAATACGCCCGTAGAGGCGAGTATCTACATCGCTGCCGCAATGCGTCACTTGCTGGCGTGGGCATGCGGACAAGAAGACGACCCGGCTGACGGTGTTCCTAACCTCGGCGGTGTGTTGGCGAACATCGCTATCTTGCTGGAAGCTCGTGCTGCTGGCATGCTGATCGATGACCGCCTCCGTATGGCTGGCTACCTGAAGGAACTGGACATGCTGAAGGCCAAGGTGAAAGCCCTCAACGAGCTGCATGCTGGGAAGAACCCGAAGCATTACACGCTGGATCAGAAATGATTTACTTCCTAGCATTCATTACGAGCTTCTTGAACATTGGATTGCGTTCGTTCCAACAATTGAACGTGATGCACAAGAAGTATCTTTGGATTCTGCCGACGAGCATGGTGATGGCTGTATGCGAGGCTATCATCTTGCTCAACGTCGTCCACAACGGAATGGGGTGGGTTGTCTTGGCAATCGGCCTCGGAGGCGGGCTTGGTAGCATTACGTCTACCTTCCTGCATGGCAAACTACATAAGAAAGGGTAACTATGCTACTTGCACTCATTATCGTGTTCACACTCCTGCTCGTTCTGGCAGACGATGCGGCGAGCTTCCTGTTCCTGCTCATCTTGATCTGGATCATCAGCGAAAGCTGCTGACAACAACCGCCCTCCGGGGCGGGTGTGCCACCTTCGGGTGGCTTTTCTTTTTGTGAAGGGCTTGCATACGTAGCGCTTCTTACGTATAATGACCTCACTAACCAACCAAACGGAGAATACATGAACCCTACCGAACAACAACTGAACTGCATCGCCGCAGCGGTCAATCACATGATTGTGAAGATCGAAGCAGGCGCAGGCAGTGGTAAGACCTCAACCCTGAAGCTGGTGTCGGGGGAAGTGCAGGAACCATCGCTCTACGTGGCCTTCAACAAGGTAACAGCAACCGACGCAGCCGAGAAGTTCCCGCAACACGTCACGTGCAAGACCACTCACAGCATTGCCTACGCCAAGTTTGGCCGTAGCCTGCAAGACAAGCTGACCCGTCCGAAGGGTGGCTACGTCAACGTGGCATTCACCGGCACGGAAATCGCTCGCTTCTACAAGATCGGCTGCATCATGGACATGGAGCTGGGTACGCTGGCTGTCACCGAGAATGCTGTCGGCCTGTTCGTTCGCCAAACCGTTGAACGCTTCGAACAATCGGCTGACTCGGAAATTGGCGAGCATCACCTTCCGCGTTTCGACATGAAGAAGGCTCTGGACGCTGACAAATCGAGTGGTGCGTACGTGCTGCGACTGGCGAAGAAGCTCTGGGAAGATCGCACCGACCCGAAATCGCCTGTGCTGGCATCGCACGATACCTACCTGAAGCTGTTCCAGCTCAGCAAGCCGAAGCTGGGCTTCAACGTGGTGTATCTGGACGAAGCGCAGGATAGCACCCCTTGCGTTCTGGACATCGTGATGACCCAAGCCAAGTACGGTGCGAAGATCATCCTCGTGGGCGACCGCTACCAAGCTATCTACGGCTGGCGTGGTGCGATCAACGCGATGGAGCGTATCGAAGGCCACACCGAAGCCCTGACGAAGAGCTTCCGCTTCGGCCAAGGCGTTGCTGACGTTGCTACGGCTGTCCTGCAAGGCAAAATGAAGCTGACCGGCCTCGACCAGCCTACCATCATTGGCAGGAACGTAGTGGATCGTACGAAGCCGCATATGTACCTCTTCCGTACCAACTCCGGCCTGCTGTATAATGCCGTGGCAGCTATCGCCGCTGGACAGAACATCCGTCTGGAAATCGACGTAAAAGACTTCATCCGTCTGCTACAATCGGCGTTCGCCCTGTCCAAGAAGGACATGAAGAACGTCAAGCACGAGAACATGCTTCCGTACCCTACGTGGGAAGAGTACAAGGAAGAAGCCGAGAAGATGAAGGGCGAGATGAAGCGCATCGTCAACATCATCGAAGGTGGGGACTATTTCCGCTTTACCCGGACGCTGGAGAACTACCAGAACCCGGACAACGCTGCGATCATCTACACCACGGGCCACAAGGCGAAGGGACGTGAGCACGACCAAGTGATTCTGGCAGACGACTTCCCAAGCCATTACGACGGTGGGGACTGGGTGGGCCTGACGGACATGGAACAGAACCTTCTGTACGTTGCTGTTACTCGTGCGATGCGTGTGCTGGAAATCAACGATTCGGTAGCGGAAGCTATCGATTACTACGCTAACGGTGCAAGACACGACGAGGGGGCAACCCCTCTGTACCTGAACGGCACTATCAACGGAGAGCACGCAGTAGATGCGATGCATGCCGAGATGGGGCTGGATCACATGCCGAATCTGCGGAGGGAGCTTCGGCAAATGCAGCGTGACTACGACTGGCAAGGAATGTAATATGCAGACCCACGAAGAGTGGGTTTCTGCTAGAATTGCAGAAGGTTATACTCTAACGGATATAGAAACACTACCATTTTAAGGAGAAATGAATGGTAAAATACAAACTGATGCGGAAAGTGAAGGGCACAACCTCATGGCGTACGTGTTCGCTTCAAGATTTGGACGGGCGACGAGTCCCCGGAGGCACGACGGAGGATAAGGCCATTGTGCTGCACAACAAGGCGTTCATGGACAAAGAGTTTCCGGACGAAACCTACGCTATTTTGGAAATGTAGAAAGGAGGATTAGATGGGCATTGCCGCAATCTGGGACACGGAAGCGAAGAACCTGCTGAATTCCGAGTCCATTGATTACACGGCTTCCCCTTACCGACTGCACGACCCGGAGTTCATGCATTGTGCCGGGTTTGTAGCACGGGATACTGAAGACGAATGGCTGTTCGGCCCGGAGCAAGTGAGGCGGGGCGAGCACGCTGAATTCATCATGGAAGAGGTTGACGAGATGATCGGTCACAATACGATCAGCTACGACCATCTGCTGATGAAACTGCACGATGGTATGAACTACTCCATCGGTTGCCGTCTGCTGGACATCCCGGATCGCATCACGTACAAAGGGAAGACGAAAGACATCATCATTACCGACACGCTCGTTATGTCGAAGACGCTCAACCCAGACCGTCCGCAGCATAGTATCGAGTACTTCGGTAGTATTCTCGGACTGGAAAAGATCAACTGGCGGGCGAAGGCTGTAGAACTGGGCCTGATTACCGCTGATGCACCGCGAGGGGCAGAGTTCCGTCAGTGGCACCCGGAAATGGGCGTCTACATGATGCGAGACTGTCACGTCAACAAGCGGGTGTACAACTGGCTTCGGAGGGAATGGGGAGACTGGGACTGGAACGACGCGTACGAGCTGGAAAAGGCTGTCGCTGAAATCATCACCCGGCAGGAGCATCGAGGCTTCAAATTCAATCGTGACAAAGCGATTGAAAACGTTCGCTTCCTCGACGCGAAGATGGAAGAGCTACGATCCACCGTGGAACCGCTCATCCCTCCGAAACCGTTGACGAAGGGTAAGCTTGCGGATGTCACTCCGGTGAAGAAGCAGTTCAAGAACAACGGAGAACCCGTCAGCCATATGTTCAACTTCGCCAAAAAGCATGGCGGATCGTTGTACGAGGAATCGGGTGATTGGTGGCTGGAAGTGTTCGGACAGAAGCACAAGTTGCCTATCCCGAACGAACCATTGTTCCTTACGGAGCCTGCCAAGCTGGACGATACGTTGCACATCAAGCAATGGCTCGTTGATCTGGGCTGGTCCCCTACGCAGTACAAGGAACGCGACCTGACGGTTGACAGCAAGAAGAAGAAGATCACGAAGGAAAAGTTCGTGGAAGCGGTAACGAAGTGGGTTGACCAGACTTTTGATAGCCCGTTCAAAGCGGACAGGTTGGAAGAGTTGGAGTACTCGCCTCGTGTGAGCAAGGACTTCGTACTGAAGAAGTTGTTGGCCCACGACCATATGAAGCGTCCGCTGAAGGTTTATACGAATCCTACGCTGACGATTGGTATGGAGAAGGAGATTGACCCGGAGCTGCTGAAGCTGTCGGAGAAGTTTGGATATGCCAAGGAGATTTCCCACTACCTGACGTATAAGCACCGTCGTAATAGTATTTTGGGTGGCGGTATCGATCCGGACGATGACGAAGACATTCAGAAGGGTTGGATGTCGGTTGACCGTCTGGACGTTGATGGACGAATCCCTACGCCTGCTGATACGTGCGGTGCTGCTACCAGTCGATTCAAGCACAGGCTGGTGTGTAACGTGCCGCGTGTGTCTTCGATGTACGGCTACGAGATGCGGGAGTTGTTTGGAACAGACGAATACTTCTACCAGATGGGGTATGACTTCGATTCGCTTGAAGCTAAGGTGGAAGCACACTATACTTATCGTTATCCGGGCGGACCTGAGTACGGTGTGTCGCTGACGGCTGAGAAGCCGAACGACTGCCACTCTGTACTTGCTGCTAAGATCACGGACATTCTGGGGCGTAAGTTCCCTCGTTCGACTGCAAAGAACGTGAAGTACGGATGCTCGTACAATGCACAGATTCCACGTATCGCTAAGACCGTGGGCTGTAGCATCGAAGAGGCAACCATCATCTTCAACACGTTCTGGGAGCAAGCGTTCCCGCTGAAGCAGTTGAAAGAAGCAATGCAAGCTTACTGGGAATCGACCGGCCAGAAGAAATTCCTGCTGGGTATCGATGGACGTAAGCTTCCGATCCGGGCGAAGGGTAACGTGATTAACACTGCGTTCCAATCGTGCGGCGTTATCTGCGCAAAACGGGCAATGGTGCTGCATGACCGTTACCTGAAGGAAGAAGGTTTGTCAGTCGATTTCTTCGTGGATGACTGGAAAGCCAAGTTGGAAGAGAAGGAAAAGTTCGCACAGCAACTCATCGCTTACCACGACGAGGCACAGTGCGAGGTAACGAAGTCGAGTGTGACGTTCAAGCTGTTCAAGTTCGACGGTCCGATGGAAGTTGACGGAGAACTGACCGAATCCGCAGCAGCCGCTAAGAAGGCTTGTAAGGCGTTTAAAGACGCGCAAACGGATAAGGTATGGTCTGATATCGGCCACACGGAGAAATGCTTCTACGTGGCCTATAATCGAGCCGGAGAGCTTGCCACGAAGGCTGTCACCGACGCTGGTAAGTACTACAAGCTTAAAGTGGAGTTGACGGCTGGCTACATGATCGGTACTAATTGGGCAACTTGCCACTAATGAAAGGAGAGTAGATTGATTGAGATAAGACCGCCGCACCATAAGCAACTCTGGCAAACTGGTGAGACGGTCTTTCTTGCGGGGAGTATCGAGATGGGCAAGGCCGAGGACTGGCAGGAACGCTTTGTGCGTGCCGTCGATCACCTTCACCTGACGATCTTCAATCCTCGCAGGGAAGACTGGGACTCAAGCTGGGTGCAGAGTATTGACAATCCGCAGTTCGCAGAGCAAGTGAACTGGGAGCTGGACTATATCGCACGAGCGGAGAACGTAGTGTTCTATTTCGATCCGAACACCATGTCACCTATCACGCTCATGGAGCTTGGCTATGTGGTAGCACTGCCTACGACTAAAAGCTGGCCTTACACTCCACGCCGGGTGTATGTTTGCTGCCCTCCGGGTTTCTGGAGGAAAGGTAATGTTGACATCATCTGTCAACGAGCGGGTATCAAAGTGGTTGAATCGCTTGACGCCCTGATTGAAGAGTTTACGAAGGAGGAATGATGTTTTTGAATGACGAGTATTACGAAGGTAAGCGTGCGTACCGTGAAGGCTACGGCCACGACGAGAATCCGTATCAGGAAGGGACCACAGAGTTCAATGACTGGACGGATGGGTGGGAAGATGCAGAAGGCGAATCGACGCTGTAAAATAATTGTTGACAGGTAGGGTAAGTAGCAGTACTATCGTTGCACGCTAGTGAAACAATCTTACCTGTCGCAATCAACTACGAAAGGAAACAAAATGTTCGGAATGCTCGGTAAGCTGGCGAAAGCCACGGTAGGTGTAGTTGTCGAAACACCTGTTGCTCTGGCAGCAGATGTCGTCACCCTCGGCGGTGCACTGACCGACAGCAAGGAGCCGTACACCGCTACGGCAGTGAAGAAGGTCGTCAAAAACGTACAGGAGAGCACGAAATGAGTAAAGAATTCAAACCCACGCACCGCTACCTTGGCGGAGACACCTACGTGAACCCTTTCATCCTTAAAGAAGGCATGCTCGTAGAGCGCTTTGAAGACGCTTACGAAGTCGAATCGAGGATGAACGGCCGCTTCCGTACAGAAGGTGGTGAAGTGCAAGTGGTGTTCGATGACTGCATGGAGGCTATCTAACATGGGCCAAGCAAAGAACCGTGGCACGCTGGAACAACGTGTCGAACAGGCTCGTTCGAAATGGAACGATAGCATCGAAGTGCAGAAGCAGGAAATGGAAGAGCTGGACAAGCTGGAGCAACGTCAGCTCGCAGCACTCGGCAACTTCGTGAGCAACCAGATCATCCCGCAGATGGAGCGCCAATACGGTCCGCTGATGCGTGCGGATTACTCGCTGATCGATATGCCGATTGCGTCCGCAGCACGGGCTGAAGCACTGGCAGATTCGATGAAGAAAATGTCGAAATAACGCTTGACAGCGTAGAACGAAACAAGTAACATAGCACTACTTACCAACCACTAGGAGAACACTATGGAGCAAACTCAGAAGATGAACCCGGAAGCGAAGGCCAAGGTAATCGAAGCACTTCGGAGTGGAAATTACACGCAGGGACAGAGCGTTCTGCGTGACGCTTCCAACTGCTTCTGCGTGTGGGGAGTCATCTGTGATGTGTCCGAAGTGAGTCAATGGAGGCGGCGGCGCTCTGGCAATTTCGAATACGGAGACTTTGCCATGGGGCCGTCCACTGAAGTACTCGGATGGACCGGGGCAGTGTTCGGTGAAAAGGTCGAAATCAACGGTGTCTTGGATAACCTGATGAATCACAACGACAACGGCGCAACGTTCGCACAACTGGCGGACGCAATCGAAGCACAACTGTAATACAACCAACCAAAAAGGAGAAACAAATGAAGAAAGTACTGGCAATGATCGCAATGGCTCTGGCATTCACGGGCTGCACTCGTATCGACACCGGCGAAGTCGGCCTCCGCAAACACTGGGACAAGAGCATCGACACTACCGAACTGCCCGCCAGCTCGGTGAACCAGACCCTCGTGGGCGAAGTGTTGACCTTCCCGGTGCGTGAAATCAACGCTGAAGTGAAAGACCTCCGGCCGCAGACGGTCGAGAACGTAACGATGGATGACTTCGATCTTACCGTCGTTTACAACATCAACCCGTCGAGCGTGAGCGACTTGTACGTCAACAAGGCGAAGTCGTTCAACGGCGTGAACGAGAAAGGCGAAACGCTGCTGATGGAGAGCTACGTGCAAACCATCGCGAAGAACGCTGTGATGAAGGTGATCCCGAAGTACGAGGCGCTGAAGATCAACATCCAGCGACAAGCGGTCGAGTCGGATATCGTCGCCATCATGAAGGAAGAACTGGCGAAGGAAAAGCTGGATACGTCGATCATCGTATCGCAAGTGCTGATCCGTAACGCCGTACCGCCTTCGGCAATCACGCAATCGGCTAACAACCTCGTCCGTGCACAGAACGAACTGAAGCAGTCGGCAATCGAAGTGCAGAAGGCCGAACAGGAATCGAAGCGTATCGCAGCACTGAACGCGAATGCCGGTGCGGTGAACTACATGCAAGCTCAGGCCCAAATGAAGATCGCTGAAGGCATCGCCGCTGGTCGTGTCCACACCATCGTCGTACCGTACGATTTCAAGGGCATGGTCAACGTTTCGAAGTAATTGCCCGTAAGGGTCAATCCAACCAAAGGAGAGAACATGAAGAAGATTTTCGCTGGTATCATTCTGTCGCTGGCAA